TTTGTTAATGCCCCTAACCCAACGCCGCAGCCTTTTACCGACTCCGATTTGAACCCCGCTTCGGCTACTGCGGGCCAGACTTCCTTGGCTGGTATTCCGCTTTCTCAGACCCGATCTAATCCGAATATGCCTCCTCCTGGATCATTTGGGCATAAAGTAATGCAAGCAGCCGATCAACTTGGCATTAATCCTCGACAACCTATGGGTTGGGCAGCCAGTTTAGTTGGCGCTGCGCAGAGAACTTTGGCTAATCTTGGAAATATCAGCACAGAAGGTGCCGGTCCTGGGATCATTCAAGGCGTTGCTGGAACATCGAAGAATATTAATAACCAACGCCAGATGGCTAAAGAACAAGTTGATAAAGCTGCGCAACAGGCTATTCAGAATGCTGATGAAAAGACAAAGATGGATATCCTGCAAGCGCATGCCAATAACGATAAGATTCAACAAGAGCGTGTAACTCAACAGTTGGATTGGGCTTCGCAAGACGAAATAGCTAAGCACGACATAAATGAGATTGCTCGGCAAACAACCGAAGCAGACGATCCTGCTGAAGTAGTTGCAAACGGCTTAACTCAGGGGGAACTGCAGCAAAAGATTAGTTCTGGTGAAATCAGCAAGACGGCGACTATGAATCCGCTGCGAGACGGCAAGAAAATTGTCGGCACCGATCCTAAAACAAATTTGCCTATCTATGAGCCTACTTTTACTCTTTTGAGAATTCCCAAAGAGATGACGGTAGAACCGGAGGACGTTGCTGACTTTAAAAAATATGCTGGTAAGGATATCTCTGCGGGCACTGTAATTCCCGGACAGACTTGGAATTGGCTCAAGCAGCAAGTTGCAGGAGCCAAAACGGTCGAGGCGGCTCGGGCAAAAACTTTAGCTGATGCGGGTATCGAAGCCGAAAAGACCGAAGCAAATAACTTGGTCCGGAGTCCTGAGTGGCTGCACGTACTTGGTCAGACTCCTGGACTGGATCCAGTAAAAGCTCTCGAGACGTTTGTAGGCAATCCAACTCTAGCTGCGAAGTTTCCCAAGGCTGCCATTGAAGTACCGGAATATTATGGCGGGCAGAAAAACTGGTCTGCGCTAATAAAGGAAAGTGCTGGTGATGAAAAGAATCCTCCTTTAGGAGAAAAGGTTTCACAACTTAATCAACGATTGACTGATCGTTATCAAGTTCTAAATCCAGGCAAACCGCTTCCTAAGCCTTATACTTTGCCTGATGATGCTACGCAAAAAGATTATGACGAAATCAGTAAGGATATGGAGCACGTAGAGAATGCCGAGGGTACCAAAGAACAGAGAAATATTGCAAATTCTATGCGGCAAGAAGCTATGAATTTGCAGGCCGGAACTGCGACTCCAACAGGAGATAGAACTAAAAGAGGAGACGATTATCTCTCTTCTATACCGGACGATGCTCCTGTGGTTCGTCAGATTCTCGAAGGTCGATCTCCGTCTCCTAGCGGGACTATGGCTCGTTCTCCGTACTGGGTTCGTATCAATCAAGAGGTCGCTCAGGCTGATCCGCAGTTTAATACACAAAGATACGATCTTACCAAGTCTCTTACTACTGGCAAGGGCTCTCAGGAAATCAACGCCGTTAACGTAGCTCTGGGTCACGTTGGAGTCTTGAATGATGCAATTGATGCGCTTAATAATGGAAACGTCAAAGTGCTCAATTCCATTGCAAACAGATATGGTGTCGAGGTTGGTAAGACTCCAGTTACAACTTTCAACACCATCGTTCATCGGCTGGGTCCTGAGCTTACTAAAGCTTACTTGGCTAGCGGCGGTAGCGTTGGAGAACGCGGTACCAACGAAGAAGATTTCAATGCTAATTTGGGTGCTGCTCAGCTTAAAACCAACGCAGCCGAAACAGTTAAATTGCTGCGAAGCAAGATCGGGTCTTATGAGAATCAGTGGAACGTAAACAAGGGCGCTGGCATGACCAGTTTTGAAAATCGGTTTCTTATGCCGGATGCTAAAAAGGTGCTTAACCAATTAGCCCCAGAAAATGGACAGCCTTCAACTGTTTCTGGAATTACAAATATGCACATAACTCCTTCGGGTCAAAAGATCGGGGTCTTAAACGGTGCGTGGGTTGATGCCGCAACCGGCAAACCGCTCGTAGCAAAAGGTCAATAATGGGTAACGGACAGATTCCGCCGCTTCCTCCAGGCTTCGAAAACGCTACGCCTATTCCGTCTGCTGCGCCAGCACAATCTGCGCCGGCCTCTTCAGGACTTCCGCCGTTGCCTAAAGGGTTTGAAGACGCTACGCCGATTGATACGACTGCTTCCGATTCGGGGACAACCGTACCCACTTCGGGTACGCCGACAGGCACTCCTGGACTAATGGAATATGAGAAATGGGGCGTTCCGCCAGCAGTTGTCGGAGCACTTAAAGGACTACTTGATACTGGGCATACGATCGGTGCATACGGTTCTAAGGTTTTGAATGCCGCTGGAGTTTCAGTTCCGCAAGTACCTTTACAATCTCCTGATTATCTTCAGGCGCACGGAGCGCAAGAGAGCATTGGAAAAGTCGGCGAAGGCGTGTTAGAATTCTTTCTTGGCGACGAAGCGTTAAAAGGGCTGTCTCTTACGGATAAATTGACTCAGGCGACCAAACTTACGGATATGCTTGAGAAGTATCCGTCAATAGCCAAAGCTTTGCACATAGGGACTAGCGCGATGCGCATGGCTACGGCCGGTACGGCTCAAGCTATGGCTCACGGAGCACCAATTGGTGAGGCGGCAAAGAGCGGGGCAGTTACGGGTCTTGCCGGCGGAGCTATTGAAGGGGCTCAAGCCGTTCGGTCTGCTGCAGGGGTCTCTCCTTTGCTTAAAGCGTCTGCTCGAACTGCAGAACTCGGTACGGGGGCCGGATTTGCTGCGATGGGTGCTAAAGAAGCACTTACCCCTCAACAGCCAGGAGAGACCGAACAGCAGGCTACAGAACGTCGCGTCGGTGGGGCTATTCAGGGCACCCTTGGTGCTAAAGGACTGGCAGACACAGCCAGTGAAATTCCTGGGGCGGTTAAGAAGGCGCAGCGAGCTACTGGAACCGGAGGTCTTAACCCGGCAGAGTCCCTTGAAAAGGCTCTTAAACCTTATGTGGGTGAGAAATACTTTAAGGAAAATGTTGAGTCAATCCTTCCTCGACTGGTTGAGCAAAATAAAATCAGTCCAATTAAAACACCAGAGGATATGGCCGACGCTGCCAGTAATGCAAAGGATCAATTGTGGACCGGTAAGATTGCCCCCGCTGTTGCGGATGCGGCAAAGGCTGGAGTAGTAATATCAGGTGATGAGATAGCTCAGTCGATCAAGGACAACGTCAATGATTCGGTTCGTAAACATCAGCCAAAAACTGCTGCACGAATTGACAAATGGGCTGATACGTTTAAAGGCGACTACCCTATTGCCGAAGCTAGTCGAGCCGTGACAGACTTTAATCAGCAACTTCGGAACTTTTACAAACTCAGTCCGTCAGAACAGTTTGGCGTTGCTACGGCTCACCCAGAAATGGGTATGTTGCAAGATGCCGCTGATGCAATGCGCGGAAAAATTGAGGAGAAGATCGGTCCCGAGCATATGGACCTGCGTAAGCAGTATGGGGCGCTCAATCAATTGCAACGAGTATCTGAAAAACGAGCTGTTGTGTATGGCCGACAAGCTCCGATCAGCATCGGGGATATAATTGGTGGAGTCGGAGCAGTGGCTAGCGGGCACCCAATGGTCGCAGCCGTTCCTATTATAAGCAAATGGTTGAATTCTCCTGAGCATCTAATATCCGGCGCCCTTAAAACAGCCGCGAAAGCCGCTCCGGTTGAAAAGTAAAAACCTCTTGACATGCAAGCAAACTCAGGATATCATTAGAAAGTACGCTCTGGAATAGAAAAGATTAATAATAAGCAGGTAATTGAATGACGACTTGCTCCGATTGCAAAGAACAATCTAGTCGCCGACGACGCTGCCCCATGTGCAAATGCTTTCTGTGCAGCCAGTGCTACCGAGAGCACAAAGTCGGCAATAGCGCAGACGGGCAATACTTTTCTGGAGCCTGCATCTTGCACATGGACGCAGTAAATTCAAGTAGGCAATAGATTCGAAAAAGGAGAATAACAATGGGTAAGGGAGATAGTTTGGCTTCAGGCGCATCGAAAGCATCGTTCCCTCCTGCCGGCGGTAACGTAAGCCAAAGCAAATGGGATGACATCTTCGGGGTGAACAGTGGCCCAAAAAAGATCGGTAGTCGTAATGCCATCGCTCCACCGGCCCGAGTTCCTCGCTTTGTCTTTGCAGGCAATAACAAACGCAAGAAACGTACCCGACGACGTTAGAATTTATCTAGATAACTGCCCCGAGCAGAGATTAGACGAGGTGGAGTTTGTTCGAAACACCTACTTGCCGACAGCCGAAATCCACCGATCGGGACCCCATGTCGCGGCTTTATCGGGTTGTTGGAACATTCTACATGCGCTTCGAGAAGGTTATCATAGTGGTGCTGATTACATATTCTTGATCGAGGAGGACGTTCTTGTCTTTCCTAGATATTTCGAGTGGAGTCTTAAAGAGCTTTCCGAGGGGTGTTACTTTGCTACATGTGGCCGTAGCCGTCCCCAGTTTCCTGGTAATTATTACACGAATCCTGGAGCTTGTTTTCCCAAAGAAAGCTTGCGGCAAATAGTTCCACATATCAACGATCATTACTTTGCCGATCGCCGTGGTTACCTAAACAGGATATTCGGTGAACTTGAAGGATCCTCCGACCTTGACGACGGCCTTATTAGACATGTTATGCGTGCTGCGTTTGGTATCGTGAAATATCCGCGTTGCCCTATGGTCGCCCACCAAGGCTTTCGAGGCTACGACAAGGTTGATATTTACATGAATGCTGGTACGAACATTCAAGAGAGAATTGAATGTCTCAGGTCAATGCTGAAGCGGGTTTCGCCTAATGATCGCTATGCAAAGGATTTTGAAGTCTTCAATCCGTAAAATAGCAGGACAATAGAAAGGAACTTAATGATATTCGGTTCAGTATGCAGTGGCATTGAAGCAGCATCTGTAGCGTGGCATCCGCTCGGCTGGAAAGCAGCGTGGCTATCTGAGATTGAAAAGTTTCCTAATGAAGTTCTGAAATATCATTACCCCAATATTCCAAATTTAGGAGATATGACTAAACTTCATGCCGACTCAATATTCCGAGAAAGCAAAATTGACCTGCTCGTCGGAGGAACTCCATGTCAGTCCTTCTCCGTCGCCGGACTCCGAAAAGGACTTTCTGACCCGCGCGGTAATCTCTGCCTTGAGTTTCTACGACTGGTTGATATTAAGCAGCCCCGCTGGTTCCTATGGGAAAACGTCCCTGGAGTCCTGTCAAGTTCAAGAGGACGGGATTTTGGCTCCTTTATCGGGGCGATTCAAGAACTCGGGTATGGGTTCGTCTACCGAATCCTGGACGCTCAATACTTTGGAGTACCCCAGCGCCGCCGTCGAGTCTTTGTTGTCGGATATATTGGAGACTACCGACCCGCCGCAGCGGTTCTTTTTGAGCGCGAAAGCTTGCGCGGGGATATTGCGAAGGGCAGAAAAAAGAGGGGAGGAGTTGCCCCCACAATTAGCGCACGCACTAAAGGTGGTGGTGGACTCGGCACCGATTTTGACTTAGACGGCGGTTTGATAGCCATTCAGGAAAGAGCTGTCTGTGAAAACCCTGATTCTAGCCCTAATGGCGTCGGCGTTAGAACGGATGGCAAAAGTTATACATTGGAAGCTAGGCAAATTCCTCAAGCCGTTTGTTTTTCGGCTAAAGATTATGGAGCAGATGCAGGAGACAAATCTCCTACGCTACGAGCTGGCGGGCATACTAACAGTCATGCAAATGCTGGTGTGATGCCAGCGATAGCGTTTAATTGGATGGATAATTTCTCTTTTAAAGCAGAAGAAGAAGTAACCAATCCGTTGCGAAAGTCACAAACTGAGGGGGTTTGCTATGAGTATTATTCTCATGACTGTTGCCACGACAGAGTGCTTTCTTCCGATGGTGTATCTGCAGCAGTAAACGTTTCCCAAAATCATAAATTCAGATTGAAGTCTCAAGTTCGTCGTCTGACTCCGAAAGAATACGAACGTTTGCAAGGATTCCCCGACGACTACACCTTGCTTCCTGGCAAGACAGCAGACGGGCCGAGATATAAAGCATTAGGAAATTCAATGGCAGTTCCGTGCATGCGCTGGATAGGCGAGAGAATACAAAAAGTAGATGATATAATTAACAACCTGTCCTGAAGGAGACAGATGGAAGTTCTAGACCGATCGCCCATCATACATATCCATTCTCCCAAAGAAAAGTACGAAACCGAATGCAAATTCGTTGAATGGATCCTTGACCTAGATCAGCGAGAAGAAGACTTCTGCAAGAAGAATCCAGAAAAGAAAGAGGAAGAAATTGTGCTGGCTAGCGATGCTATGCTAAAAGCATTGCCAGCCCCAAAAGTCTTATTCAGGAATCGTTGCGTAGAATTAAAAGAGTTATATCTCGGCAGTTGGGTGGTTTGCGTAGACGGCGTCAACGATAGCTATTTCTACGGAGAGAATGCTCATACGCGAGCAACTGCTAGGTTGAATCAACTTCTTAATATTCAACTTTAAATTTCGTACTCTCCGAGGCAGTGGTTTATCGTACGGCACTTTGTACAAACCATCGCGCCTCGTCCGTTGTTGAATTTTTCTTCGCAAAAACCGCCGCACTTATCACAAGTCAAGACTGCGATACTAAGACCGAAGTGAGTTAGAATTTGTATTGCCGTTCTTTGCCAGACAGTTTGAAGTCCAGGAGGAATTGAACTCGACCCTAAAATTTCTTTTTCTGCCATTTCTTTAACTCGGTCAAAACTTATCGCCATCATTCACCTCCTCTTTAACCGCCTCTTCTATCAAAAAAACATAGATATCGTCTAAGTTCCAAATAGGCCAGTAGTCCTCTCCGAACCCACCTTGCCGAAGTAAATTCCTTACAGACATTCCGAACCAAAAATGATACGGAACATACCAGTTGTCAGGATCTTTCGCTATAGACTCTTGGATAGCAACTCGATCTGATTTTGAAATCTTCTCGCGTAGGAGAGCTACTGCGGGTGCTGTCTTCGACGATGGTAGTTCGTTATAGAAAACATATTGAGCGTTACTGCTCATCGGCTGTTTGCCATTTGGAATATCACTCAGAAATAAACTTTTCCAGTTGTTCGTCTGAGACATCTTTATCTAACCCCCTCAAAACATCTGCTCCGTACAAGTCTAAAAATGATTTCGGGTGCATAGCTCCGGTAATTTTGCCTTCAAAATATACAACCCCATTTTCAAGCCAAACACGAGAAGATTTGTGATTAATGGGCTCAATGTTTTTACCAGTTAAAGTTTTAACAGTGGCCCGGAGATCATCAATATTTAATTTGTTCATTTCCTACCTTATTTTAAAATTTCTTTTGCAAACGAAGCCCATCCTCCATAATACGTTCGCGTTCGAGTCGAGCGCCTTCTACTAAACCTGCTTCCCAACCCAATTTCGCACCTTGATAGTGGTCTTCATACAATACGTGTGTATCCGTTATGCTTTCTAGCCATTCATTAAAAGTCATTTTCCACCTTTCTTTGCCGGCTGAGCAGCTTTATCATCAAAAGCCATATCGCAAATATCAACACAATGGCAATGAGTTTTCTCCCTGCAATATACCATGCAAGTCGCCCCATCAACCATATTTTTGATTGGCTCACCTTTATTGTTTACAGGACAATTTTTTTGATCCGTCGTCATAGCAACGTTGCATTTGCACTTTTCGGCTTCGGGTTTTAGCGTTTTGCCGTCTTTATTGAAATGATCGTTGTCGCAATACTCTGGTTGTAACTCACCCCAATTACCGTAGAACTTCCCGTCTACGGCGCATGGCACGCCTTTGTCCCAAACAAGCCTGCAAGCTTCCGCATTAGGACCGGGCGGAGGTGAATGCCAAGTACCAGTTTCTTCCTCTTGTGGCATTGCGAAGGGTATCGCGGCTGCGATTAGATGATAGGTATCGTGATCATTGTCATGATATGGGTCGTAGTCGGCTGGATTTGCACCTGAAACAGCAGCGGCTACCAAACATATTAGTAGCAAGATAAATTTCATAGGTTTAACTTTATTTAAGTATAATAAGCCCACAATTCTTCTTCATAATGAAAGCCCAGTTCACTTAATTTCAAACCTTCTTTGGAATCTTCTGCTGGACCGCCGTCTTCTGTGTATATGTAAATGATGTCTTGTTCGGCTTCGCAAAAATACGCTGTGCCTAAATCAGCTTTCATAAATCTTGAAAGAATATGAAGCCCTTTTATAAAGCCCTCTACGGTATTAGCCATCGGATCTTTCATGTACCTTTTCTCGGATTCCGTTTCCATTAATTCCTCCTCGGCTCTAATCTACCAACTCGACTTCAAAAACATTATAATCTATGCCAGTATAATCTATTCTCATCTCTGGATCAAACTCGTTTAACTTTTGAGACGAATAATAATACTTATTAGCCTTATGTATCTCCATAGCGCGTAGCATTGCTTTTCTAGCATGTTCATCAGCAACGTCTTGTTGCTTATACGCGCATACAATCCAGTCATCGCGACATTCGCCGTCGCTGGTTGTACCTTCCACAATATAAATTTTCATGCTAGTCTCCTTTGTGGTTCTAGCGGCAGCACAGCATCCGACCCGCAGACATCACATCTAAAACTAGCAGTTCTATATACATTTCGTTCACAATTTTGGCAGTACGCAACATAACTTGGCGGAATCGCAGCCTGTTGTTCTGGCCGATCTGGCTTTGGCCAAAGCAAATGCATTTGTTCAAATAAAACTTCAAGTAGACAAATCATCGCCCCTCCTGCTTACTTTATACTCCTTCAAAGCGCCCCAATCCTGCCACAAACGATAGAACGAAGTATTGATTAACTCCACCTGCCGAGCATAAGCCTGCACCGCTTCTTCCTGCATCAAGGCACGGATTCGTTCTCCGCGAGGTCGGTCGCCGAATTGGTGAGCAAGTAGCATTTCAATTCTGAGGTCTTTTGTCATTTAAACCTACTTGAATTACAACTGGTTGTAATAGTCCCTATCTAGGACTGCTTTGAATTCCTCCAGATGATCCGCTAAATCGTCCTCCGGTGCAGGCTCCATATTTTCTATCCACGATTTCTCCCAGCTATCGCTATAGAATTTTCCCTCCCATAAACGCTCTCTGCGAATCCACGGATAGCCAGCGTCTGTATTGGGTGAAATTCGTTCGATGACCGCTTGAGAGCAATCGCATTCCTCGTCTCCGCAGTGCCATATTTGACCCAGAACTTTTGTCTCTGCCCATGACTCATAACGGCTTTTGGCGGTATTTGCCATTTTATTTAATGCCTACTTGAATTGTGTTTTTCTAACTTCCGCAGGCACGCATCAAATCGCTCAAAAAGATTGTTCTCTAACTCGGTCGTTTTACCATCTCCATATCCGAGCCAATAGGCGACAACGTAGGAAGCAGCAAAGATTATGATTCCTAGAACTTTCAGTATGGTCGTCATTCAATACCTTCTTGAATTACAACTGCGATTCCCAGTAGACCAACCAACTTTTGAACCATCGGTACAGAAAATTGAAATCCATCATTCTTTCAGAAGGCGAATTAGGATCGTTCGTCATTCAATTACCTGTTGACTTCTGCAACTTGTCCCGCTCGGCTGCGAGGGCGGCGAGGCGCTCTGGGACTTCCTCTTCGTTGTACTTGTCTCCAAGAAGTGCTCTCCACACAATTGTCTTCGCAGCATCTATCCACACGTAATTATGATCTGCCCACTTTACTTTGGCGCTATCCAGTTCAGCGATTATTCGGTTGCAAAGTGCGGGTACTCGTTTAGCTTCCTCCATCCGCGCGTAGAGATTCACCAGTTCAATTTCTCTTTTATGCTCTGTGACTATGTAAGTTGTAGCTTCCATAGCAGCAACAGCATTGACTTTGGAGTCATGCTTCGCTAGCGCGTTCTCTGAGAATATCCTTACCGGCTCTTTGCCGCCTACAACCAATTCACTGCCGTCGTGCACAAGTTCGTCTAGCGTATCGTGAAATACTTTGGTGTCATGCTCCGCGAGCGCGTTGGCTTGGGTAGCGGTGATGAGTGCTCGGATAAAATAAGCTAGTCCAGCAGCTTCTGCGAGATGAGCTTTGAGAATATCGGTGCTACCAGTAGACCCCGAGGTACGGCAGAGAGTTTCCGAAAATGCTTGAACTTGACCTTCACATAATTTACACGCTTGCTCCAGCGCCGCCGCGATTTGGGCATCTACCTCGTGCTGGGTGTACACGCGACTGGTAGTTTGGGGCTCCATTGGTGATGCATAATTTCCGGCCTTTACATCGTTACGATAATCACTCATCTCATCCTCCTGGGGGCTCGCGGAATTTTTCCTCACGGTGGTTTAGCCGCTCCAATTCCTTTTGAATGCAGATTAATCGCTGTTCTATCCAGTAACCGGCAACACAAATAACTGATATCAGTGCTAGTACCCCTCCGTAATCCATTCACTTCTCCTTGCGAGCACGAGGGCCTATCTCGGTTGCGGTGAGAGGGCGCAAACACGATTCTGCCCACGACATGCCGCCGAACCAATACCGATACCTTCCATCAACAAATTCAACCTTCTGAATCTCACGAAGCGATCCTCCCTTGTCCAGCCTAACTAGCTGGCCTTTACGGAACTTAGGCTTGCGCCGCTTGCGCGTGTCAGTCTTGGTCATCCCAGCCTCCAAAACCTAATTCAAATCCCAGACCAGCCTTCGCACACCACGTCTTTCGTGCCTCAATATCCTGACCAATTTTGATGTAACGGTCAGAAACTTCCTTCCCGGCATGTCCCATCCAAAAGTCAGAAAGACCACGAGGAACGTTCTGAGATTCCAGATGGGTACGACGGAAACGGCGAAAACTGTGGTAGCCAGGAACCCCGTCATGTTGTCTAGCCTGCACCAGACGACGATTATCGAAGAGATAGTTATTGTCACAAAACCCCTTTAGACGGGGGGTTTCGTTACAAAGAAAAGCATTCAGTTCAGGAGCCAAATCAACTTCTCGAATGCCAGCCTGTGTCTTGGGAGACTGCAGGATACCATCTTTGCGCTGCTGTCGGACAACCAGTTTGGATTGCTCGGGAAGCCAGAAAGAGCCCTTGCCGTCGTCTGGTCCGGGTTGCAAGGCAAGGGATTCAGACATTCTAAGCCCACTTCCAGCCAAAAGGGCATACAGAGCCCGGAACTGCCCTTGAGCGCGTCCTAGAGCCTCCTGGAGGCTTTTAAGGGTTATTGTAGGAGCTTTCTGCTTCGCTGGGTCAATTATAGGGGCGTCTACAAACTCGGAATTCCACTTCCTAGGATACAACTCGTTTCCGTTCACATCAATAGCCGACGAGACGATGTCTTTCAATCGGCCTGTAACGCCTTCAATAGCCGATGCTGAGAGACCAGCAGTCGCCAGCTTAGAAACGAAAACCTTCATCACGCCATTTTCGACTGCTGAGACCTCAAGAGAGCCTAGTTCTGGCAGGATCCACTTATTCAGATAACTTTGGTAAATCTTAGCCGTTGTCGGCTTGATTGGGCTCCGCTTACGGCTAACTAGATGATCCCAATATATTTTTGACTGACTTTGAATGTTCATAAGTTAATTCTGCTCTTGATTTCAAACCTTGTCAAGGGAATTCTTTGGAAACCGCATGAAAAAGTCGAAAATCCGGTCACAAATTAGTGCCAAGAGCGCTACAATCGGAATGCAAATTACCGCTACGAATTGAGCGCCGAATGTCGCGGCCATATTGCTATCTTCACAAGCCAGAAAAAGATCGGTGCTGTCGTGTGGCGATCCTACTCCATACAGAATTAAACACGGTTGCGTGTGAAAATACAGCCAGCCACAGATGCACCCGAATAAGATTACTATCCATCCGAAATAGAATTTTACCCAACGATCCATTTTTCGACCTCCGCGATAGTTCCCGATTCTTTTTGTTTTTCACACCACAAACAAATCGGTTCCGGCTCGAGCGTTTCGTAAAAGTATACCGGTTCCTGGCAAACAATGCAGCGCTCTTTAGGCGGCTCGGGAGGAACATATTTCCCAACTTTCGCTAGTTCCTCTAAGACGTTAATTTCTGGCTCTGCCGGCCGTCCCAACGTCCGCTTTTCCCGCTCGGGCATCGGCTGGATTACAAGAGATTTGCCCCTTGATGGTATTGCTTGTACGCCCTCTTTAATGTCCGCTAAATTTGCTAACGCTTGACGGGCTAGCCGATCACGGGCGATTTTTCGGATCATTTATTACCGGTTATGTTAGCCCATATTAAGGTACCGTCTTTAGTTATCTTCCCATGCTTTTTCTTCCAAATTGGCTCTATCTTACCACTTTTTCCGCTCATGTGTCCTCCATAATCTTACTGAACGGGCGGCACAGTACCGCGTACTACTAACCCTGATTCAACTTTTTCCGCAGCCAAATCACACAGTCTAAGATACAACTCAATGTCTCCCATATTTGAACAATTTCCAAAATTAGTAAAGCAGGGCTGCGATCCAAAGGCAAAGCCAGCAACGATTATCTTATGAAGTTTGGCGATTCGCAGCAAATCTTCTATTGCGGCTCTTACTTCTAGAGGCATTTTATCTTTTGCATCCATCGTTATTTCCTTCTATAAATAAAACTTTTGTTTCCCGATAATGGCCGTCAGTGCGTGCCCATCGGTCCCGTTTCCATCCAGACCTGCGATAACGCGCCCGAACCAACCGCTCGTCGCCGTCTTAGCGTTTTCGTAATAATGTGCTCCAAAAGTAGGGTCGTCATCGTCTCCGCTAAGCACTCTTGGGCAAATAGACAAGCAATAAGCGAATTGCACATCATTCGGAGGAGGAATTAAATTAAATTCTGGATCTGAAGAAACGCTCATGCTAGTAAACTGATTTTTTCCATACACTACGTCGTGGACAGTCTTCGCAAAACCAGGACTTCCTACTCGATTCTTGATAACGTGAGCGACTGCTCGCATCCCGATAGCGAATTCACCGCGGGCTTCTTTCCAAATGCAAAGAGCCATAGACTGAATATCATTTTCATCGTATTCCATTTAGTTTCTCCGTCAATCCCTTAGATTGATACCTATCAGGATGTGCCACAAACTTATCGAATTCAACCGGCATATAGTTGGTGTACTCAACCGAAAAAAGTCGTTGCCAATCGTGATGCAATCGTGTTTGCTTCTCTCCGTTATCTGGATTAAATCCGTGCCAAATATTATGAAGGTGTCCATGAATATTTAGATCACACCCTCCGGCTCTAGAGGTATCAGGCTCGTGCGTAAGCCAACAGTTTCTAAAACGCATACCGTCGCAAGCAAATTCAAAGCCGTGAGACATCCACCAACCAACACTTCTTTGTCGGTCGTGGTTTCCACGAACAAGAACTTTTCTTCCCGGCAAAGCCGATTTGATGGCATACCAACCTTCGGCTTTTCCAATAAATACATCGCCGAGATGGATAACAAGATCGTCTGGCTTAATAATATTTTGCCAGTTTCGTATCAATATTTCGGTAAAGTTTTCTGGCCGATCACAATATGTTGCAATCTTTGTATGATTGAAATGGGTATCAGAAATCAAATAAACATTCATAGCAGCCCGTCAAACCCACCACGATTAAAAATCCGTACTAATTCTGCTTGAAACAACATGCCATGATCTACGCAGGACTCGGGAAGTGCCGCATGGCACATTTCATGAATAAGAACCATTCTAGCATATTTTGGTACGCTCTTCAAATGCGAGTCTATAAAGATTACTCCAGGGAGATAAAGCCCATCGGCATCGTCTGTTTTCCACAGATGCTTGAAATAAATACTTATGTTTTTATCGATTGAATTGTTAAAAAGAGTTTCGTTGTACTCTTTGAAGAGCTTGCAAAGATCTTTATCGGTAAGCGCCCTCACTCCTGCCCTCCTAACAACTCCCAAGCCATAATAGCAATCAGAGCCGACACTACAAAAACTACAACGCTAGGAGCATCAGGAACATATATGCCCATCAACAGACCCGTCGCGCAAGAAATAATGAGAGTCAAAAGAAGAGCTTGCCAAATCTTCATTTAACTCTTCGGTATTGCGGAGCACCGATTCTTTCCATTTGACGCTCTAGTATCGATACTCTCATTTCAAGATTTCTTAGTTGCTTTGAGTGTTCGGGATCATGACTCAATGCCAGCTGCATGAGATCCCATACAGAACTTTTTAACTTTGTTATATCTGTCTCTACAATAAATTTCGTTCGCGGCGATGTCTTTTTCATTTCTATTCCCCTGAACTCCCATACCCCTTATCTCCACGATCCCCCAAAGGGAGTTCGCTTACCTCTACAACTGGATAATGTGTTTGCGGAAACATCGGAACCAGCTGAGCTATTTTATCGCCGGCTCTGATATATGCAATCTTCGGCGCTATGTTGAGCAAGTTAACAAAAATTTCCCCACGATAGCCTTCATCAATCACCCCACCAACGGTTATGATACCTCTGGCGGAGACCGAACTGCGATCAAAGACTTTGAATCCGTGACCGTGCAACGCGATGGCTATTCCTGTTCGAACTTTGACGGGCATGCCATACAGAAGAACATTTTCCAAAGCATACACATCATACCCGAGGTCCGAACCTGCGTAAGCAACTGTTGGAAGTGTGGCTCGCTCGTCCAACTTTTTAACGCTTAGCTGATTTAAAGGACTCAATGGGTTTATTTTACTGGACATACACCACCTTCGCATTCGAGATTTTCTAGCTCACCGTCTCCGATCAAATTCGTGTCTATAGGTTTAATCTTGGCAGATAGAACATCAAATTGTTCTTTGCTAATAGCTTCCTTTGGCGCTTGAGCATAGCCGTGATCACTCTGAGCCAGGAAACTAATTGTCTTTATTTCATCTAGATTATCACGAAGCCACTTCTTTATTTCGGAAATCTGCTCTCTTTTGTAATAAATGGATACAGACACCGCCTGGTCTGCCCAGTGCTTCTGTGCCATCTTGAGAACATCTAACTGTTTCCAAGTATCAAAATCTTCGTCAGTAACCGGCGCACCTTTTGGTGTCTCTATATAAAAATCAACCACAAGTGTTCCTTGATCTCTGCTGCCATCAAGTTTAAGTACTGGCTCCATATAGTGCCCAGCTTCCCGTAGCAAAGGTATCAAAGCGTCATTAGAAGAAAATCGAACTCTTTGAATGCAATAGCGGCTCCAGCCGCCGTGAATACCTTCAAAGCCTCTACAATCTAGTGCTTTACCCAAAGTACCGGATGGCTTTACTACTGTTGTTCGAATACTCTCAGGAACGCCTAGTTCTTTGGAATATGACCGATTCTCATCTTGAATCGCGGCATAAACTCGATCTAGTATTTCTGGCGAAAATAATGGCGAAATTAAGCAACCAGTTATCCCTGTTCCTACTCTCCTATTTCGATATACAACATCTTGTATATCTTCGTGATGATATTTATCCATCGTAACTCGTTTACCATAACGGTGCATCAATCGAGCTGCATGCTCAAACTCATCAACATCATTAAGATTTGGCAAAGCAATTTCTTGCAGATTACAGGGTTCTTTTGGCTCTAGTGTTGCTTCGCCGCAGGGATTGACACCTTCTGCGGTATCTTTTTTAAACTCCCCCATACGACCATATTTCCGAATAGTTTTGCGGTTAACAAGCCCGTAAGCTTCGCCATTTTCAAAAGTCTTCCAATAGGAAGGATGAAGATCGTCTACGTCATCACAAACCACACTGTAGTTTGCTTTATCTCGGTGCGTAGGGATCGGTCCCAAATCCCAGCGTTTAGCTTGCAGATATACTTTGTCCCACGGATCGCCAAGAATAATGATCGCACTGCGTCGAACATTTCCCGCCACGACCATTTCGCCAGTTGCTGTAGTGATATCCGCCGCATCGATAGGTCGGATATGATTACCGTTCCGTCCAGAAAGAATGCGGCTGATAGATTCAACAAAATGAATAACGGGTAATGGTCCAGAGGCAACTCCACCAAAACCTTTAATCGGCTCGCCATACCCACGTAAACAAACGGTGGAGTAGCTGAATCCCTTACCAGTAACAAAGTACGATTCCAATATCCGATAGGTAAGTTCGCACCAACCTTCTCTAGAATCGGGTACGATGAAATCGGCATCTTTTGTTGCTTTGTGAAGAATAGTGGCATTGTTTTTTACCTTCGGAAGTTTGCTAGTATAACGCTGCTCAACGCTCATACCGACGCCGCCGCCAAGCATAAGCAAATCTTGTGTTAATACAAAATTTTCCCAATTGTTCGCAGTATTAAACCAGCAGTTGTTAAGCGCTACACCCCCTAGTCTTGCGTGAGCGTCCGTACCACTAAACCATAAACCTCTGCCGGCTACTACCGCTTTTCGTTCTTTCCCGAGCCGAAGCAACTCCTTTACTTCTGCTTCTGGTACATTGTGTCCTTTTACATTGCCGTAAACAACACGCTCTATAACTTGGTCCCAGTTTTCTAGGACGCCGGAATCTTTTCTGCAGTAAGTTCGTCTAGCTACGATAGCAGCTAGGTTACTCCAAGGTCTCATTGCGGCCTCTCATAATTCGTCACATATTCTCCTGGTATCATATGCCTATAACTCTTCCATCCAGTATATTTCCCGTAGCGCTGATTGTTACCCGTAGCTATACAAACGTGTTCAAGAGGTGAGGCGTGTATCGGCGTGGAATTAACCAATCGATCATGGAGGTCTATGTCTTTTTGCTGATCTCTTGTTCCTTCCTGAGTTAAATAACTGGTACGAGCGCACCGGCCAACAGAAACTTTTATACTAATTCTGACTTCCGTTTGACCCTGCAAGCCGAGATTAATCTCTTCTTCCTTTGTTAAATAAGGAAGGTGCCACTCTCCCATTTCTAGTTCTTCTGGCTTTGATTCAAAATAAATATCCCTAGCCATCTCCGCCTGTTTCTTAATCTCCGGTTGAGCATCCGGATGACAGCGCAATGCAAAATAATTAGACCATGCGCCAGAATCGCCTGTAACACAAACAGTAATCCAGCCAAAAGGTTCTAGAAGACGGTTACAAATCTGCTTATGAAGTCCTAAAGAGTCTAAAAGTTCACAATTCTTTACCGCTTGGTCTCGAGCATCCAGCCATAAACTACGAGCCAAAGCTTGATCATATAAGCAAAGTTCTTTAGCCGCCTGCATACCGGATTGATTCTTACCCCAGTAAATCGGGATGAAAGGATCGGTTAGCACTCGTTCAATCATTTTCTTAATAGGTATGGCGCGGCTTGAAGACGCGTTACGGGCAAACATACAATGCGTCATGAATTCCGAATGTACGATCCTCGGATGAGTTAATTGCATCGTAGTGAGACGATTTCCGTTGCAGACAGAATCGGCAATTATTTTAGTTTCATACATTTTCACGATCCTTCAACTTTTTATAGCCTTTGTACATCTGCTCAGCTTCGTACGGCTTCTGCAAAGCACTAGACAAATGCAAAGAAATCATGTCTTTGTCAACCGTTTCTCCTGGTCGCCATCTATACCCTGATGACCAAACCGGAGTAATGTCATTAGCCTTTAAGATAGCCGCCACATAAACATCTTCCGCTGGCGAGGTTACCGTTGGTCCGTATGCGACAAGCATAGCAGCTCGCCGATTAAGCCAATAGCCTGCGCCGCCGCTTGCAAACTGAATTCGCATATTTGGAAAAACGCCCAAAAGACTTGCTGGCATATCGTCTTCGTTCTCGCCACCATAATAGTAATGCTTTTCAAACCCGCTGTCAAGTAAATTTCTTGCCGAAACTAGCGTATCCGTATCTGTTTTAAAAACAAAGTCATAATCGTTGTCAAGTACCCAACGGCAGATTTCTCGAGTTTTCATTGACAGCGCATGATAAGAATCATCAACAGCTAATTCAGTCGTATTCAGAGGAAGAGAGCCAGCTAACTTCATTAAGCATCCTACAAAAAATCTATAGTCAACAGTTAAATCTTTTAGCCAAGTCTCTTCTTGCGCCGCGTGTCGCGATGTGTGCGCCCAGCAAGATTCTATCGCGACTAAGATGCGCATGAGTATTTCTCAACATAGTCTGCGGCTGCTCGTAGCCAAGTCGGATTATCACCAAATACACCCAGAGCAACGTTGGTATTCCTATTTAAAAGGGCTCGAACTTTATTAGTTGTGTGATCATGATCCATTACGGCGGCGGTTAGAGGAAGGCCAGTTATAGCATCGCAGCCGTTTTGCTCAATGAGCATGGCATCAAATTCTTCTACTGTTACGTTATAAACCCTTTTCAGAAGCCGAATATAAGCCCTTCTTTTGTTTTCAATTTTAGCGTCGTACCTTTTTCTCCTGTTTTTATATCGCGGTTTTTCATCGTTAGCCTTTAGATAAGCTTTTCTATCTACTCTTTTTTCTGGGTTTTTATAAAGAATCCTACTGAGTTCTCTCTTGCGTTCCTTCACCCCCGGTCTTTTATAGCGCTCTTTACCGTACTCTCTCATACGCGCTATATTTTCTGGCAACGCCGCATAAGCTTTTCTACGTTTTTTAGCTTTAGGAGTTGCATTACGAGCTTTCATATAAATCCTACGTTTTTCTATATCCACAATAACCTTATTACCTAACTTGAATTTCAGGTATCCAATCAGTCTTAAAATCAATCATCGGAGAACTACACTGTCGTTCTGCCTCGCGCTCATACTCATTGCTCTGAATATCTTTTTGATACATATACTCTAAAGTAGGAAGGGGATTTTCAATAGCCCTAAGAAATTCTATCGGGGCCTCCTCTACACTCAATTTTTGAAGCCGTTCTACATGAACCTTGTCGGTATTATTTGCGTGCTTTCTAGCTATCATTGTTTTGCCGACATCAGCTATTGCTAACTCGTCTGCTAGGCGGGCCGTTCTAGAAAATACGCTATCCTCTCCGTAAGTTACGGGGGGAAACCCCCCAGTTTTCCTCCACCATTCTTTCCAATAACATTGACTTGTTCCCGACGCTAAATAGGGCGGTCCTCCTAGATTCTTGTATAACAGGCCTGTGGACTCGTCATAAACCACAGTGGAGTTATAACCTGTGACTGCTTTACCGGTTGTGAATAGTCTTCCAACTTGATCTCTTAGACGATAGGACGATGCCCAGTCATCATCGTCACAATTTCCTATTATTTCCCCGTTAGCTGTTTCTACTCCAATATTTCTCTTTGTGCCAGTTGGTGTATTATTTTCTAACTTTATATATCGAATGCGATCATCATTAGGAATAGTTAACAGTTCAGAACCATCATCTATAATAATTAGTTCTTTATCGGGATACGTTTGCTGCAAAAAGCACCGTATCGCTATTGGAACATACCTCGCTCTATTCTTAGTTGGCATAACCATTGAAACTTTCAACTTCGTTCTCCGCTCTCGTTTGGCTGCCCACTGTGAACCCTAGCTATCTTTGGCGTCCAGGAGTCAATAATAGCCCGAGCTACGTTTCCAGTTCGATCCGCATACTTCAAAGCCCGCTGGTAGTTCTCTTCAATCGCATCTTTCCTAGACCGATAGTAGCCTTCATTGATTCTTTCAAGGAGATTAAACAAATCTCCCGTACCTTCCCAAGATAAAATTCCTTCTGGGTTATAAAATTCACCGATGTTCGGTGCCCCCCAATAAATAGGAATCGTTTTAGTCGCCATACAATCATTAAGTTTTTCCGTAAAGTAGTTATTTTGCATAGCATTTTCCATAACGATGCTGTATTGAAATGGGACTAACATGCTACGCTTATCCGGAAGCCAAGGAGGCGATTTATACTTCGTAATTGGAAGTTCTAACGGCCCAATGACCGCTGGGAGACTATTAAATATATCTTGGCGATACTTCTGAGGACCGCATAAAGTTTTAGAACTGATCAAATAGGAGATGGCGAACTTCTTTTGCGATGTGTCACTTTCCTGGGTCCAAACGGCCCCAGGAGGAAACAGAACGGCGTTGCCGCATTGGCTTAACACTTGAGAATTCCAGCACAAAATTAAATCATAGAAACCACTGTTCCGGATAAGTTTCTCTTCGTGGTTCAGAATCTCGTTTGGTTCGGTCTGCCAATAAACCCGGTAAGGCGACTGATCAGAGAAGTTAAACACGTCCACGGAAACGCTCACGCCCCAGGTAAATTCTGGCAAGTCAATCTGGAAACTACCATAAGTGACTGCTTTGTACATTTTATGCTCTTGCATATTTTTCGTACATCTCCTTCTGCCAATTACTGCCAACGGGATAGCCTTCTCCCTTTTCTCGTCGGTAATGCCAAGAACCTAAGTCCATATTGCGAGCAAGAATTTCTCCGGAGGAGATATAAGGTCCGAGCATCTGCCCGGAATACACTCCTATGGTGTGATGGGTAAGTGGTGCCTCCACGATAATTCTAGCTGCTTTTCTAGAGATGATATAGCCGATTCCAGGCTCAGGAGACGGGTAAATATTTTCGCCATAAACCTCGTACTTCGTCTTTTCACCTAGCGGAGTATCAGTAGGCTCGAATTGGCCGCAGAAATCATAGACTACCCATCCAGATGTCATGAATGTTTGAGGGATCAAAAATGTATCATTTTCAATCATAAAGGTAAAATCATAGCCATTTTCAAGCGACCAACGAAGGATTGCTTTCGTCGGTGTTTGCCAGTAATCCTCACAGCAGTCCTTAACATCAACCCACCAATCGTGCGAGCATTTTCGGTGTTCCTGCCACTCAACGAGAATCTCGTCCGATTTCGGCACGAACTCACGACTGCGACGGCCAACGAAGAAGAATAGATCAGCGCCGACAGCGTGGCAGTCTTTCCCCCACGTATCGCGTATAGCTTGGTGGTTCCCGTTACAGGCGTCACCGTCGTAGGAAATTACGGCGATCAGCGTCTTCATTTAGAAATTCCCGTCCGCAACTTGATACACTCGCAAACCACGTTTGCGGTACATCTCTATCACTTGATTGCGATCTTCGAACACACCGCGAATTGAAAAAGATCGCCAGTCGTGTATAAGTTTATCTAGCAGTTCTCCCTTTACTTCGTTATCCGGCCGATGATCACCAGCTTTACGCATGTACATACGGCTGTACGGAACATCGTTTGAATAAAGCCAGTCGGACGTTTTATCTCGGCATTCGTCGCTACGTCCTGTCACCAGCATAATTTTGAAACCGCAAATATTTAATATGCGTATTAACTCGATTACTTCAACAATTGGCTTATCGTCTACACAGGCAGCGAAAAATGCTTTCCAATCTTTCGGCTGGCTTTGGATAAAATGCAATCTGTGCGAGCAGTCAGCAATTGTGCCGTCGATGTCAAAAATGTACATTAAGCCTCTCCAAAATATTCATGAATTACGTCCGAGACGTAAATTATATCTTCTTCAACTAAGCCTTGATGTATCCCGATCATGAAACCGCTTTGAGCCAGATGCTGCGCTACCGGATATTTCTCCGCTAAGCAGGGATACCTCTTAGCATATACCGGTTGTGAAAGCAAGGGAAATAAATATCTAGTTTCTATTTGATGCTCTTCAAGAAACAATAAAAGTCTATCACGTTCTACGCCAGGTTTACAAACAATCGGGAACATCATGTACGAATGCGTTAAACCTATAGGAATAACGGGCAACTGAATATAGTCTCGCAGAGGCTCCAGTAGCTTTATCAACTGAGCAGCATTTCTGCGCCGAATTGCTACGTTCTCTTCGTATCTTTCTAGCTCAGATAATGCGATAGCAGCTTCCATTTCCGTCGCCCGATATGAATACCCTAAACGCTCAAATCGGAATCGGCGCTCGATAATATTCTGCAGTTTTGCACCAGATAAGCCGTCATCGGAATCGATATTGGTGTACACTGAATCTCGACCGTGGGCCATCAGGCTACGGGAGATTTCTGCTAATTGATCGTCGTTTGTCAAAACCAGACCACCAACCCCTCCTACGACTAGATGATTCACATATGTGCTGAAGCAGGCCAGATCACCAAAACTTCCTACCGGTTTGCCATTAAATGTTGAGCCAACAGCTTCGCAAGAATCTTCTAAAACCTGAAGTCTATAAATCTTAGCAAGACTCATGAGCATTTTGAAGTCACAAGGCAAGCCGAAAAGATGCACGGGAATGATCGCTTTTGTTCTGCCAGTCAATCTGTAACTAATCTGGTATGGATCAATATTATAGGTTTCTGGATCGACATCAACGAATACAGGTTTTAGCCCATTCTGGATAACAATATTGGAAGTCGCTATAAACGTTGTCGCTGGAACAAGGACCTCGTCTCCGTCTTGGTAGCCGTGGACCTCCTTCAATGCCGCTAGCGCGACTTGTAAGGCGCATGTGCCGCTTGCCATGAATACGCCATGCTTGCAACCGTGTAAATCGGCGAACTGTTGTTCAAACTTTTTTGTGTACTTACCGTAAGAAAGACGATTAGTATTTAAAGCATCGTTGACGTATTCTTTTCCACGAACACTAACGTCTAAATGGCCCAACGTAATATTTTTCATGCACTCTCCATCAAACCGCGATGCCACTCAATAGTAGACTCCAACCCTTCTTTGAATTCCACGTATCGGCTTGCGCCCCATCCATATTGGCTCTTATTAAATTCACACCCCGCTAAACCAATAGCCATCGTCGCACCTTCTGGAGAACCTAGCAACTCTTCATAATCTTCTGGGCAATCTAAATCCGAATGAGTTTCCATAGCAATAACATCAGCAATTTCTCGCATAGAGGTAGACAAAGGAGACCCGATATTATATATCGGATGAGTTCCGTGCAAACATACTTGCCACAACAGTTCGACTGCATCACTTACATAACAAAAGGTTCGTCTTTCTTTTCCTAGATACTTCATAGCGACTTTACCTGTGCTCAACGCTTCTTCTATAAATACACTCATTGCCCGCTTATCACCTTTACGGACACCGGGACCGTACGTCAAGGACAATCTAGCCGATTTGGCGTCAATTCCAGACAAGCGGTGCGCGTAACAGATCGCTTCACCACAACGCTTGCCTTCTATATAGCAGGATCGCGGATGGTATGGATTTGTTGTTCCAATTTTAGACTCATCAACCAAACCAGTTAAGCCGCTATAAACTTCACTAGAACTAACAAAAAGAAACTTTCCGCCAGGTCGAAGATAGCCTAAAAGCTGCTCCGTCCACGCGGTGTTAATTCGAATAGTCTCCGCTCGGTCCACCGTGAAAACAGACGGTTGAGCATAGCCGGCAGCATGAATAATAACATCTGCTGACATAGGACAGTGAAGCAATATTCTGCTATTTTTAGCAATTTCTTGCGTATAGCTAGCAGGATGGGAGTGACAGTGCGCATATGCATATATGTTCATGCCTCGCTTCTTCAGCAAGGCTAAGGTGGCCAAGAAATGCGTGCCGAGCAAACCGGTCGCTCCGGTAATCAGCACCGTCTTGCCTTCTAAGCAGTCAAAGTTGACGGCCTCTAAGACTCTAGCGGCATCGGCAAAGATGATATCAGTATTCATTTGCAAAGATCACCGTACTCTACGACTATTGTACTCTTACCATCAGTTCTATTCAAGGCTTTTTCATACGCTGGAAAAATCCAATCGGGATGATCTAGGCGAATTACCTCTATGTTGGTCAACATTAGCCGCATTGCGTCTGTATAGTCTCCTAAGTGTTGTGGGCCAGGGTTGAGTGGGCTACGAGATCCAATACCAGTGCGAATGATTACTTTTGGTCGGTAACCGCCTTCACTCATCTCTGAGATCTTATCTAGGTGATTCACCAATTGACCGATCGCCAGCAGCATGAAGTTCCAACGCGGGAAAATGGAGACGGGTATGATCCCAGTTAATGCCAACCCAAGAGATATTCCCATCTGCATCTCTTCTGCAACTGGCAATTCTATTCTCTTTCCCGGATGGATATTAACAAGCGTCGGCGACATGATAGTTCCAGGAACCAAAACGGCCTGCCCGATAAATAGAGTACGATTATCTGCCGCCAGATAATTCATCGACCGAATGATTTCGTCAAGATACTTCATATTAAAATGGGACACGGACACCGCTGCCCGCATGGGGAAATCGGCCGGGCTCATAGGAAAAATAATCTACAACTGAATTAGGATGGATAGGATTAAGAGCCGTTTGACTACTAGGCCGGTCAAAGGCCCAAACCTTCTTAGTCTCGCTACAAACTGATAAACCATTATCTTCAACTATAAAACGAATTGGCAGATTGTGGTTCTGTGAATACTTAGCGCACTCGTGAAATATACCACTCTCTGCACCCATGTCCCCGACGAAACAGTTAACTTTCGCGTCTTCGCCGGAACGCTTGATCGCCATGCCAAGACCAACTGTGATCGGCAGAACGCCGCCAAAGATACCGGAGCTTAAAATCCGATGCTCTGGAAAGCACAAGGAAATAGAATGCCCAGCAATAATCTTTTCTTTTAACTTATCCGGCGGGACCCCCTTAAGCAAACATTGGTAGTGTGAGCGCCAACCGCACAACACCCAATCCTGTTCTCGTATCGATTGAAAGATTCGAATAAAATCAGTTTCACCACCTGAGTATAGATGGATCACAGATCGAATCTTGCCGGCGTTGAACAAATCAGCAATTTCACGTTCAAAGGCTATGAGGTCTTCTGCCGTTAAATTCGTTATCATGCCTAAATCCTTTTCCACCGCTCGGGAATAATATCCCCAGAAGCCGTCGCCCTAAACCACGGCTTCGGAACCATTACTATCTCAGCCTTTCCCAACCACGCCCCAAACCAACTATAGGAACTGTTCGCTATAATAGCGTGTTTACAGCATCTCATTAGGTACAGATCACCGTGCAAGCCCGCATTAATGAAAGTACCAGGAAGACCGACTGTCCTACACCAATCGATATCATCGGAGAAGACGAAAAACTCAGGGTTTGTCACTTTAGTTCGCATGTAGTCTATCGCCCGTATATAGTAATCGTACGGTAGTACCCCGTGGTAGGCGTTGGTCTCCGGTGTGGTCAAATAATCCCCGTGCCGAACGTGGATGAAGACGCTATTGTCATAATTACGAATTTCTTTGGCTTTAGCAAGCATCTCCTCGGTAGGATGAGACAGCACTAACTCTTTCCTGATTACGTCTTCTTCGAAATATTTCTCTGATTGCCAGTAGCCCTTAAAATATGTCTCTTCTGGAGCATTAAGAACTTCAGGATCGTGCGCCGTGCTTTTCTCGTTGTAGACTTTCATCCCCGCAAACGGCTCGACTAGATTTGGCTTTACATTATAGGCTCCCAAAGAATAGTCCCAGGTTGACCGACACCAGTGGAAATCCACTGAGACATTTTTCCTTACAGACAAAGAACGGCCGAAAGCGTACATAAACATCGTGTTGCAGAGCCCACCTGTGAGCCGCACAATAGTCATGATCCCAGCCAATACAAAAGAAGATCTGTAACAAACATCGCCACAGCATAGCACACTAGCACAACGATGCCAATAGCTATTACGGTTCCGATGATTAAAGCTCCTTTTTTTTTCATTTGGGGTACCTAAAAAATATCCTGCAGCCCCAATAGACAATAAGCATAATAAATATTATTAGCCAAGGACCGAAGAATTGTTTTATTTCTTTCATCCGTGTTGCTTCTACGTTATCTTCGCCCAATCAAAATAAGCGCCATAAACAACACAGCATCCAAAAGCAGTAAAAGTAAAAGCACAGTCTTAAAATACCTCATCCGTGTTGTTCCTGCATCTGCTTCATCCAACCAAATTTAAGATCGTATGGATGGCCGCCGTACAGCCTTTTCGGGAAGTGCCATAAACATTTGTTCTCAATGTCGAGATTGGCCGCAGTAATCTCTCCAGACTGGATATATGGCCCCAGTGAGGCCCCCACATACATGTCCTCGGCCCATAGATCCGGTTCTGTATCCGCTACAATCTCAGCAGCCTTTCGGCTCAGAAAATAACCCATGCCGGAGGCCCAAGGATGACAGGCATCATAGTGAATTCCCCGACCATCAGTATAAGGGAACATCGTACCAATTGCCGGAGAATTTCCGAAACGACCCGAATAATCATACTGCTCAAAGCCTGACTTCAGGAGAAGGTCAGGGACGATATAGGTATCCGTGTCGCAGAGAAAAACGTAATCGTGATCCCTATGCACCAGCACGTATCGTAGTATCTCTCTAGTTTTGAAAGGCAAGCTATTATAATCATCGGAAACATCCATTAAGATTGTTTCGGGAAGATCATAAGCTATACAAAAATTCGTGAAGCCGGGGTGATTACTCCCCGTAAAGAAAAGTATATCCGCGTCATTACTTACTTCCCAAAGTCGTTTGCCCCAAGTCTCTAAGATCGCGTCATGATAGCCGCGATCCGCATCTTGTTGACAGCTCTTCACAGCAATGAGCAATTTAGTCGTCATCTCTGCCTAGAGCTTTCCTGTGTGCTTCTTTGTGCTTTGGAGACACAAAACCAATCTTGTTATTAATAGCGTCTGACTGAATTATCCAAGCCGTCTTTTCCATATCATGCAAAGATGGCAAGCGCTTATCTGAATAACTAGAACACTCGTATGCTTCAAACGGCAGCGGTGCTTTTAACATAAAACCTATTGATTCGCACATCAGCATCTCTTGCCCTTCAGCCTTTCCTTTGATATAGATCGAATGATGGCATGTTCGGCACAGAGGCTCACCATAAATCGTTCCTCCTTCAACACCTCGGTGCTTCATGCCCCTTTCTCGAGATAGTCAATTTGCCCGTTTCCCAAAATATATTCTTTAATGCCGCGTTTTTTGAAACAAGATCGTTCTCGGCTTCGGGCTCGAGCCCTATAAGCGTTGTATCGGGGATCTACTTCTACGCTGGTTTGCTCGTTGATATTGACGTGATTAACCCAAACTGTCGTAAAACCAGCTCGCTTACAATCCAGAAAAAATCCAGCGTGCTCCCCACCTCCGATGCGGGGCGAATCTGGACCTTCGTCCCATCGTACCTTCTCAAAAACTTCCCTACGAACTAGGCTATAGTTCACAGTTAAATCACACTGTACGTACCCCTCATTGCCAGAAATCTGTACAGGAACCTCAGTAACCGTGCTGCCCTCATCTAACAAATCAAACTCATACAGTCGGTTGTTTACACGCCCGCTAGCGATGTGGATTCCAGGATCGCTGTCTAAGACTTCTACCAGCTTCTCAATTCCTTGCCGAACCTCTGGCGGACGGAAGTCAAAATCATCGCTCGCAATAAGTAAATACTCCCGTTCAGAATCTAAGAACGCTTCTGCAATCCTGTTACTCTTCGCACCAAATCCTGAGTCAAAAAGCAGGTATTTTATAATATGGCCTTTATTACGAAACATATTATCGTACATAGTAAGCTTTTTATCTGTATATTCACCGTCATCAGCGATGATCATCTGTGCTTCTGGCATCGTATCCTCAATGGCGGCGATAGCATTGCAGAGCATCGCGTCTCTTAGGAATGTCTTGATGCCAATGCTGACTTTGGATAAATCACCCATTTTCTTGATTCGTGTGATCCAAAGACAAAGCCTTTGCTGCGTAAAAAGACGCCTCTTCCAGTTTTGTGCGAACGATAGACATTTCTCTGCTTGGGATCAAAGCGCCCTCTAATTCATTCAAAAGAGCATCAAAACTAGCCTTAACCCTAAACAAAGTACGTTTTCCTTTTTCGTTAAGACGGTAAGATTCAAATTCTTTATGCATCTTATTCTCCTCTATTTTTATAGATCTTATTGCTCTCTTACTTTTATTCTTAGTCGTCTAATTAATTCATCCACAGTATATGGTGCATAAATAGCATCGCTACAGTGGCCGCTCTCGTCTTCTTCTCCAGTTATTTTACGCATAGCTTGAATTATCTCAGTAATGCGCTCGCTATGTTTAGTGGCTAATAGTATCAAACCTGTCAATTCATAATATTGGGATTTACTAATACTAATTTTCACGATTAATCCTCCGAGATTCCTGCTGCTGGATTCGTTTGATCCTTGACTTAAATTTTCTTGCCTCCGTTAGTATTCGTTGAGCCTTCTTCCTCGCCTCCTTCATAGCCTCTAGCGGCGTACCCCAGAATGGCTCCTCTTTCGAAAACATTTGCTGCGTCAACTGAACTAACTGCAGGTCGTGTTTGCTGTAATGTGGATGAAAGCGCTGCTTTGCAAACTGATGACGGCCGGGGCCGGGGGCTTCTATAACAAACTTTTGCCTACATACTTGTATGGACCGATGCCGAAGGCCGCAGACAACACAGGTAATCATGCGGCCGAGTTCAGGATGCCTACCAGCAAACGTTTTCTGCTCTTGAGATTCTTTAAAGTCCTGAACGGCTTTAGCTAACTCATTTTCAACCATTACGACCTCGCATAACAACTATCATCGAAGGAAATGGAGCCGAGTTTTTCGACTCGCCAAACTTTAATCTTCCTTTAATAAACCTAATTTCGTGTTTATTATAAATATAATCATGAAACCATTTTGTATCCGTCCGAGCTGGCAGCAAGCATACAACTGTCGCGCCGTTCTTAGCACTATCAAATGCTTTCTTAACCCACTTACCTATTTCTCGACCATAGGGCGGATTCATCCAGCACTTACCAACCCAATTTTGCAATAGCCCATCTTCACCATTAGTATAATGCTTAAGACATTTTGCATTGTCGTCAGTACTACATACATCACAATCAAATGAAAATTCCTCATCCAAAACATCAAATAAATCTTGGGGTGTTGACCACAAATCCGTCTCTGAAGAGAAATGAACTGCAGTATTCATTTATAACCACCTGGAGTTCTTTGATCCGCGCCGAAGGGGAATAACAAACCATCCGTTTCGTGCCACTTTTCCTGAAAAGGAACAATCAATTTCGCCCTGTTTTCCATAAAAAGTTGGTGAACTTCTTCTATATACTGAATAGCTTCTTTCTGCTTATCCGACATAATTCCGTCGCTGATGTAGGCCCTCTCAATATCACTCCTGCTGATTAAATCTACTCGCGGAACCTGCACTTGCTGTTGCATCCAAATTCTTTTTGGGTCGCACCGCACCGACCTATCATACAAATGTTGAGCCTGTCCGGTTTCCAACAAATCGTCGGCCTGCTCCCGCGTAACAGTCTTCTTACAGGAACACTTTAAACCTAAAGCTCTGTACCAGACGCCTCGGTCTGTTTTGATGATAAATCTACTGCCTTCTGGACGATACTCCAAAGTCGGAAAGGTTAGCCAGCCCAGTTCCAAAGGGCAGGAATGTACAGTAACAGAATATACCAACGCCTCGGTCATCAGCAATAGAAAAGAGTCTCCAAAAGTAAGTTGTATGGTGGCACGATTTATTCTTCGCCTGTTTTACGCTCGGCAAGAGCAATTACTCGGTCTAGTTCGTTAACCGTCTCAGGGCAAGAAATTTCGGCGCATCCGTTTCCGCGAATGAAAGAACGAGCATATTTCAAAGATTGCAGAAGAAGCCCCGCTGATTTATGCAGAGAACAGTATTTAACAGAAACTATTTTTCGTTTAGTCGTCCACTGTGCAACATGAATTTCACATCCGCACTGCGACTTATATTCGCTCATTACGTCTCCCTTTGAGGGGTGCTCCTCGTCTCCGACCGTGCAACCCCGATCCATTAGCACTTTTCCCCGCTGCGACCCTTTTTATCGATCGAATCAAAAACTTTACCGCCGTAGGCGTGATTTCCAATTCTTGTGCAATCTCAAGGTAGCTTTCTTGCATCCGAAAATAGAGGTGAATAACCGAAGCCCAACGAGCGGCTCTACCCCTCTGCTTCGAATCAGTTTCCAGCTTTGGAAAAGACCGAAGTAGAACTTTCCTAACCTCAACGTCGCTGCGAGCCCACTCTGGAGCAATCCTGCTAGCATTACGAGTCCGTCCTTTGCTCTTAATGATGCGATGCCCAGTCATGAAGTTGTCGCTACCATCTACGGACTTTCGTAACTCCGCAAACATCGAAGAATTACTGTTCATTCCGCTTCCGGTGCTGAAGAACCGCAGCCAAGGTTTTTGTCAAAGGCATGAGTTTGGAAATGAATCTGTTGGTCTTTTTCGTCGTGTTCGGGGTCGTAAACTCGACCTGCGGCCTCCACTTGATCCGACCGGGGATGACGTTTGCAAATAAACAGAGAATTCATTGAAATAGATTCGTTTATTTCAATCTCTTCTCTACAACCCGTAACTTTACATTGAAGATAGCGAATCATTGCTCCTCCTCAACAAGGTAATCTTCTTCAAATCCTTCTCCACAATCGTCGCAATAAAAAGGAAAACAATTATCTTCTTCATGTTCGTCATCACAATATGTATCGTGTTTATGATTATTTGTACTACAACAGTTAGGACACTTCGGCGAGTTCATTGTTCCTCCTTTAAATCTTTATTTATCGCTTTTTCTATCCTAGCTTTTGCTATTTGAAAATACTCGTGGTTTTGTTCTATACCAATAAACTCTCGGCCTGTTTGAATGCAAGCTACGCCAGTAGTGCCGGAGCCCATACAGTTATCAAGCACAGTCTCGCTCTCTAAGGTGTATGTCTTAACTAAGTATTCTACTAAAGACAATGGTTTTTGTGTGGGATGAACAGTCTTACCTTCGCTAGCGAATTTTTGAACACTGCGAGGATAACCTGTTTGTGTCTGGATGTAAATCGGGTTAGCTGTATTATAATTTGTCCCTACACCCTCTTCAGAGCCTCGGTCACACTGAATATTACACTCCGAAATGCCTTGCGGATTATACGTTGGTTGTTTCTGATAAAACACCAAAACTTGCTCGTGGTTACGAAGCGGTTGCTTCTTGGCATTCAAAAACCCTGTAGTTTTAGTCTTTTCCCAAATCCACTCATACTTGAACCACTCTGGTTTAGACATCACCAATGCAGAAGCGAAAGGTTGTGTTGCGGTAAAAACCATCACCCCAGATTCTTTCACAACTCGACCGTATGCTGACCATAAAGACGCGAAAGGAATCACGGCGTCCCAAGCATTCCGGGCAGTAACACCGTAAGGCAAATCACAGAAAACCATATCAACAGAACTGTCGGGTATTTGCTTCATTATTTCTAAGCAATCGCCTTCAAAGAGTTGCACTATACCTCCTCTGGTTCCTCTTCTGTGAATAATTCGTCAATTGAGTCATCATCCGAACGAGTAAAGTTTTCCTTCTTAAACGCCTCATCCTTCAAAACAAAAGCACGGAAGTATGGATCTGTTATATCGTTACATGGAAAACGCACGCCGAAATTATTAATCCATGTCTGCGTCTTCCAAGCATTCACAATCTGAACTATCTGCCTAGCTGCTATCATGCCGGCTTCCTCAGCAGATTGTTTGCTGATAATACCAACGTTAAACTGAAGGCGTTGGCGGGTGACTTCCGTAGCATCTACACGAACAGCGTTCTCTCGTAGCCAAGCATACTTTCGTTCTTTAGCTTCGTTAGTTGTATCTAAATCACCGTCCTCTCTTCGACCTTGCACTTCGTCCATCTGCCGAATGAAGTAATCAGATTGAACCAAATAAACACCCAACGACAACGGCGGCTGTTTATCCGGCTCTTTCTTTGTTGGTTTTATCGGCGTTTGAATATAAGCCACCACAGCCTCGTCTCCCGCTTTGATATCAATACCACCAGTCCACTTCCCTGTCAAGACATTTTTTAATAAAGTTACGCTAGTACCTTTTTGGATGCCGTGACCGCATTTTTTGAACCAAATTAGACCGCCCGTTTCAATGCCAGAAAGAAAGGAGTATCGACGAATTTGTTTATCAAACGCCGCGATACCAGGGATATCTGGAAAGTCCAAACAACTAGTTTTCATATCATACAGCGCAGGTCGTAGAGGTCCTCGCTCTGCTGGCCAATCCATAGGAGGAAGCATAGGATGATTGGGATCAACATACGAGATAATGTCTATCTTACCAGCGTCAAGAATCTCACCATAGTTAGGATCACCGGGAAACATCTCTTTCTCGTACTCCCGTTGAAAAATTGATCCCGCCCCTAGCGGAATAGGCAGACTTGGTTGACGAATGGCGTATAACTGAAGCATTTCCTGACCGGCACGATTTAACTGCTCCCAACCACCTTCGATTTTGGAATACTTCAGATTGGCGTCCTTATGAACCGCCCAACGCTGTATAAAGTCCTCAACAGCCCCGCAGCCGTTGTTATCATGAAAACTTTGTACACTTTCTTCTAGTGCTCGGCCGAAGGCGAAAGCAGCTCGGTCATCTCGGGGTTTCCAACCTAACACCCGACGCAGGTAGTACTTAAACATGCATTGGTCCGCATCATTCCCAGCAGAATAACTATGCTTGCGCCAAGGAATGCCTTTATTATTGATGTATAAGAAAGCCATTTAGCCTCTCCTCAAATACTCCTCTATCTTTCTAAGCATATTAGGAAATCTCTCAATCCACCCCAACATAAGATTACAAGTAACGCAAAGAACGCCTCTGTACGTATCTGTTTTATGATTATGATCAGCAACTAGCCTTTTAACTTTTCTTTGACAAAGGAGGCACTTTTTCGTTCGTTGAAACTTTTTTAATGAAACACCGAACAAGCGGCGTAAAACTTGATCTTTGTACTTTTTGGGGTCTCTCCAGTATTTTTCTCGGCTTCTTTTTCTTTCATATTCCCTGTTGGTGGGATCGGATATGTACTCGATCCATTTTCGTTTGTTTCTCTCCTTAGCTTCTGGAGTTCTATTATGGTCAGCGATACAAGTTTTGCACCAACTGGTTACACCCATACGATAGCGAGAACCTTTATTAAAAAATTTTAAAAGGCGAGTTTTTCTGCATTTAGAACACTTCTTTTTCACGCTTCTCCACCACACTCATCTTCTAAATCTTGGTCTTCTTGCTCAAGAAACTCTATACATGAACGGCAAATATTACCATCATCTTCGTCTGTGAATATGTCATCAAACTCATCTTCTGTAAACCACGTACCGCATTCGTCACAAAAGATTAATCCGTCTTCGATCATGATTACCTCCATCCTTGCGGATTGGTAAAGGTCCAGCCGGAAGTATTAACACGACGGTTTTCATAATAATCTTTGTTTATTGAAACTCCCTCTTCTACATTATCTACCCAATTATCAAAATCCTCTATATCGTCCACGGCTATGATGTAGTCGTTGCCATCGTTATCAGATACCAACATATATCTCTTCTCTTCCATTGTTTTCCTCCTGTATTGGTGGTGTGTAGATTTGAAACAACTGGTTATTTAAGAACATAGTTGGTTCTTTAGAACAAGACACCGTTAACCTATCCGATGCACGACTTAAAGCTACATAGAAAATCCTTTTTTCCTCTAGCAATTCTCCGTCTCTGTGCGGCATAGAACCTTGGTGAGCACCGATGACAAAAACGTGTTTATATTCTCGACCTTTTGCCTGATGGACAGTTGAGAGTGTTAATCCCTTAACAGAACGACGACTATACTTCAGTTTACGAAGCCAAGTCAAGAACTCTTCAATCGTTCCTTTATTAGCAGCCATCTTCACCAAATCATTTAGGTTCTCTATCGGATTTGATTCCATTGGTCTGCCAGCGTGCTTATAAGTCTCAAGCATTCTATACCGCTGAATCAAATCTGTAAGAACCGCAGGAGCTGGACGAAGATCTATAGAGTCCTTTGCGAAAGCCAACAATCTTTTAATCTCATTTTGGTCAAAAAAATCTTTCTTTCCAAGAATCTTGTATTTAATGCCGCGCATAGCACATAGCCGCTGGTAAATAAAAAGCTGTCGATTTGTTCTAGCTAAAACTGCGGTATTCAGAGGATCGGTAATGGCGGCTAGAACCCGATCAGCCTCAATCTCTGAATCCATGTAGCGAATGTACTCTGGCTCTTCTCCGTACTCGCGTTCGGTAATCATATGTGACGCGATTCCGTTATCGACTGGCAGGATCTCCTTCAACAACCCGACTATTGCCCCAGTACTTCTAAAATTTTGCCCCAGAAAAAGTGTCTTCGCATCCGGAAAGAGTTTGCAAAAATTCGTTAAATTACCTGGCTGCGCCGATCTCCACTCGTAGATTAACTGGTTTTCGTCGCCTACAACAAAGATATTTCCATCGAATATGAGTTGTAGCATTCGGAATTGCACCACATCAGTATCTTGGCATTCGTCAACTGAAATATACTTACGTTGATGACGGGTAACGACTTCGGGTTGCATCTCCAACAACCAGACGGCTTCTTGCATAACACTGTCAAAGTCGAGCCATCCTTGATTCCGACACCCATACTCATAGTCGCGGTATGCCAAGGAGTAGAAGTACGAGAATTTGTCACTTGATCTCTCCGCTTCTTTAATCGCTTCATCTGGCTCTACTCCTGATCGCTTCCACTCTGATATTTTATCCTGTAAAGTTCTGAAATCTTTGATAGTAGGATAAGTCTTCACCAAATCAAACAAAAGCTTGTAGTCCTCCATCTCAACCGGAATGACCGTATCGTTCAATTTAAATGGTAGGAGGTCTTTTTCTTTCTTAAGTAACTCAATCGCGAAGCTATGAAACGTTCGGAAAACCCTCTTTGTATCCAACAACCCACTCCGATCGGCCATCTCAGAAGCGGCCGCGTGGGTAAAAGTCAGGTTTAAGATATCGGAAGATGGTATACCCTTAGACAACATATTCAAATGTCTTTGAACCAAAACGGATGTTTTTCCGCTTCCAGGCCCCGCTATTACGGCGTACACCCCATCTATAGCATCGACACAAGCCTGCTGCTGGGCATTCAGCTTCACTTAGCTTCCACCACCGAATCAATATGCCTTACTAACTCCTTAGCCCCATTAACCATAAGATTTTCCTCAAAAAATGCAAACAATTCATTCCAGCCAGTTATTGAAAGATTCTTCAAATCTACACCTTTTGTTTTTAGCACAAAAGCATTTAGCTTATTGTAGCCACCTCCGATATTTTCAGACGGAATCATACCACCTTCGGTAGTCAAAACATCAATATAGTGATACAGCTTTGGGCGAAGTTCTTCTGCCTCTTTCGGTGACGGCAGCAAACCTCCTAAAGACTGTCTTAACTCCTGTGCAATTCCGGGCTCGTCAAAAAGAATGGTAGTTTTTAAAAAATTCTCTTGAAGTTCCTTTGTAAGTTTAATTTCCTCCGAGATTTGCTTACTTTCCATAAGATCGCCGCTCTTTGGGCGAAGTTCTTCTGCCTGCTTTGGCGAAGGAAGTTCCGATTTAGACTCTTGAAGATGCTGTAATAGCGGATCACTTTTGACAAGTTGTTGAGCGGTTTCTAATACAACAGGATCAGTAATTTGTTCGGCTAATTCTTGAAAAGTCTCCGTTCGCTTACTTTCCAGAATGTCGGCGCTCGGTGACACCTCCTCTTCTGGTTTTAATTGCCAGTTTGGAGGAGAATTAAGTACGCTGCGACGAGGCCCCGGTCTACGCTTAGGTAACTCCGCTGGAAGTAACGTTTCTGGGTCTAACACAGGACCACCAGTTTGACATGCTGCAACGATGGAATCTATCTGTTTATTAACTTTTTCATTCGCAGCTTGCTGCTCGGTAATATCTTTTCCCTTTTCCATATTAGGCTTAGGAACTTCGGGCGGAGCCGCCAACTGAGACAGAGCGGGGCTTGCAAATGGATTATTATTAACTACCCCAGACATGACTTCGGATTCGTCTAGAAGGCCCCCGCCTGCGAACTGAAGAGTAAGCCGACGGGTTGCCCGTGTCTGCGCGGTTTGAATAGCGTACTCGAGTTTCTGCCCTGACAAATTCTTAATCACAGCAGAGCCAACGGCCAGATCGGTACGTCCTGTATGATCATGGCCCTTCGCAGTAAAGATAACCAGATCAGGAGTTATTTCTTTTTCCATAGAATCTACGCTAATGCCTAAATTTGCTCTAAGAATATCTGTTCCGCCCTTTTTGCAGTAAAGTACAAGCTTTCTCAAAGAATCGCCGGAATCCATCCAAATAAACTCCAAGAGATTAAGATCTGCTGGAATTTTGAAATGCTCGCAGACTCGCAAATAATAAGCATTGCGTTCCTCTTCAGACAATTTCGCGAGGTCGTAGATCGGAACGAAATTCTGCTTTACCATGAAGTTCTCCCCAAATAATTCGCAGCAGCTGATATTTTGTCTATACAATCACCAGCAGCCCCAAGAATAATATTACAAGAACTACATAAAATACCACGAAACTTTTTACTAGAGTGATCATGATCTAAGCACCAACCTTGAAACCCAGAATCAGAACTTCCACAAGATTGACAAAACCCGTTAAAACTTACGGTAGCCTTCTTCGCCTTCTTAACTTCTTTAGCAGGTACTCCTTTTATTTTTAGTTGATACAAGCGACCATTCAAAAGACACTCTTTGCATCTGGTTTTTCCTGAAACAGCAGGCCGATCTTTATGCCCAATACAAACCCCCTTATTTTTATGGCTCTCTTGCCTTATGATTAGATAGTCCAGACACTTTTGACAAAGTCTGTTTCCTATAGCCGCACGCCGCTTTGGGTGGCTAACGCAGACACCTTCTTTCATAAGCTTTTCTTTGTATATTTTTGAATACTTTTTACGATTAAACATAAAATTAAGAAAGTTATCCTTTTCTATAGAACCGGCATTCAAACCCATCAGAAGCAAGAGGCAACCCCGGAGCCCAGTATATAGTCTCAGACATTATCATTTGCATTTCCAATAACCCCGGAGAAAAGAGACTTTCATCAGTTTCTGACACCGCCTCATCGTGAACATGTAAACACACAGGAAGATCCGCATTATTCTCGAACTTAAGTAATGACTCGACTAGAACATCCCTAGCTATACCCTGGACTGAGTTTTCAAATGTTTTCCCCCCGTGAGCATTTATAGAAGTCCATTGTTTAGTCTCGCCATCAATCCCTGAATAAAATAATGTCTTCTTATAGACCTCATTACCTTCTCTATCTAGCCAAGGCATCCTACAATCATCCAAAAAAGCATCTACATAGTGAACGAAACGTCCGCTAGGCAGTTGCATGCGAAGGATGACTCGGTCATCTTCCATAAAAATCTTATCAAACTTGAGACAATTGCCAGGTCCGACTTCTCTGCAAGCTTTCTTACCGCCTTCAAGAACCTCCGTCACTGCTCTCTCCAAATCATACCAGCATTGCGGCACTTCTGGGTAAGATTCTCGAAAGATTCGGACGACTTCGTGCGCTCTATCTTGGCTCATCAGAACACCCATATTTTCTGCATAGCCCCATAGCCCCGTCTTAATAGGGTCTCCTTTTTTAGTCTTGCCCATCTGACCGCCGCCTAACCGATAAACACAGCCTAGCACGCCAGGCTTAGCCACTTGCCGATGATCCTTTGCTTTAGCCTTAATTGCGGGGTCCTTTGAGTGTATATCTCGCTCTAAGTTCTCGTATGGAATTTGAGTCATCTTAACCGCAAAGTCTAGGTACGGGTCCTTGCCGTCCTCAAAGACCTTAAGCAAACCTGGACACTGCGCAAGCCAAGCTGCCACGCGAGTCTCAATAGCATTCAGGTCACACACATTCAGCCGGCGACCCGGTTGAACCTCAAAAGCCGTACGCAAACAGTTCTTCACTGTCAGTAGAACGGAACCAAACTGCTTCTTAATGCCATCATAATCTGACTCGCCGATCAATGCTCGAGCAAGGTCTAGATTCTTCTTATCTTCAAACAGCTTATCTGGCCGAGCCATGTTGTGTGGTTGGACCGCGTCTCCGGACCACCGGCCGCAGCGAGAAGAGCCCATGTAAATAAACTGGTTCCGCAACCGCCCATCCGGAGAAACACGTTGCAAAATCTTAGACAACTTTTTATACGATGTTGACGAAGCCGCCTTACGCGCTGCAAACACTTCTCGGCAAACAGGAGTTAGATTCTCATTGTACTTTAATGCCGCAGCAACGGCTTCTTTGCGCAATGAGTTTACGGTATAGCCCTGCGTCCTAGCCCACTCCAACATCTGTGAATTAGAGTTGGAATTCTCCAAGCCAGTTAATTCGTTTTGCTTCTGTATATACTCCTTCTTTTCTCGATTTGCTAAATCAAAAGCTTTCTTAACAAAATCTACATTTACTGGAATCCCTCGGTCATTCACCTTCTGGTCAAATATCCAGACTTTACGCTCTCGTTCTGGCAAAGGAAAGACTTCCAGTTTCTCTAGCCGACGAGCGATTTCTCGCTCTGCAACTACGTCCTTCTTACAATATTCACAAAACAGGTTCCAATCATCGGGATCCGTGTTCCAATCACGAAAAAACGCCTCTCCGCGAGGCTCTCCTTTTTTCTTCTTGGGATACGACGGTTTACTGAACAAATTGATTAATCGGTCTCCTACTTTATCTTTCTTCATGTCTTCTGGCAAACCGAGAATATCTCCAACTGTTTCCAAGTCAGCCGGCAGAGACAGGTAACGGGCACTGGCTTGGGGATCATGAAAGCGACTAGCGGGAATCGTTTTATTAAGCACGAATTGAAAAATATATCTCTCGAAAGCACTGTTGAACGCAATTAGAGGCGTTTGGGGGTCGTCTAGACCTCGAATAAGCCTATTAGGCATAGAATCTAAATGGGGCTGCCACAACTCAACAGGCTCTTCTCCGTAGGCCCAAGCCAGCAAAAGAACCTCGGTTGAAGGATGATTGGCATAGTTATGCAGACCTACAGAAGTCGGACCGCGAAGCTCTACGAGGCTTCTGGTTTCAAAATCGAGATGTAAGAAAATAGACATTACCAACTAAAACTTTAGCTTTTTAAGCACTATGAAGTATGAGTGGTTCTTTCGAGCATGATGCTGAATCTTCCATCGAGGATCCCAAATCGGCGGTCTAGGGTTTATTACAATGAACAAATCCTCGCAAGTAAAACCTGCAATGTTCATTAGCAACGTATGTTTCCAGAAAGTAGAATCATCTTGCGTTTTAAGCACTAAAAAACCATCTTTCTTAAGAATTCGCCGTGCCTCTGCTGCGCCTTCTACATACAATTTTACATTTTCATCATGACTGGTTTTTGTTTTAGACTCGGTACCGCCTGCTAGTCCGTAAGCAAAGTCGCCGGCACACTTCCCTCCTGTATGCGTTTCTGATTTTGTCGTCGCATATGGTGGATCAAGCACAACCATATCTACAGATTCTTTTTGTATCGGAAGACTCCGAAAATCACATTTTAAATCAGGCTCACCAAAAGCAATATCGCATGTAATTCTCTTTATATCTGGACGATTAATTCGCTTCCAAAACATCCCTCGTCCGAAAGTCATATCAACAACAGTGCTTTCTTGTGGCGCGTAGAGTAATAAGATATCCGAAAAAACGTCAGTATTTTCACTTATTTTTGCGCTATGAACAATATATCTTTTCTGTTCAACATCTTCTGTTTTTGTTCCTGACATGTTTCCACAAGATAAACACTCAGAGTCACCACACTCACCACACATACACACAGTTTGAACTTCACTCATTTAATCTCCTAAGTTTTTAACTTAATCATCTTCGTCTTCAGGTGTTATCCACAAAAGTTGAACCATCTTCGGATCCGACTTATTCCCCGCGCCACTTTCTTTTATCTTGCCAATTCGAATCAATCCCGAATAAGCTTGACTCCAAATAGTACTTCCCCACCTTTCTGCGTGCACAGCTTGAAAGAGCTTCCGAACGTTCATTCGATTGCCTTTCTTGCGCAGCGTCGATTCGATTTCCATTTGCAGCGTAGCTTCTCTAGTCGAGCCTTCATAGGTCTGCAAGTACTTCTTGACTGCTTGCTCGTACTTAACTAGGTGCAAAGCTCGCTCAAAACAGTCGCCATTAACTTCATCCAAACCACGATCAACCGCAAAGTACAGGGCGAACTTTTCTAGCCGACCTGCCTCCCTATTCGTAATAGTACCTTTGTTCAACTCTTGTGTCAAGATAAAATCATCAGCCTTAAACACAGATTTTTCTATCGCGCGTTCAATCATCTTGCGAGTATTCAAAGCTCCGTCAGCAAAATTAACACTACGGCGCACCGTCACCGGCTTAAAGGATTGCGGCTGCATCAAAAAGAAGAATCGATCTTCCAATCCTGATGACTTGCTAGATAGTTGGCTCCAATGAGGCAGGAATCCTTTGTTAGTGCTGCAGGCAATCAACGATATACAGTATGTTCCCGGAGAGAAAGAATAGCTTTCTTTTCGGCCTTTGATGGCGTTTTGAAATATCCCAGATTCGTACATCGTCAGTAAATTAGAAGTCAGCGTGCTTGATTCAATGCCAGCTTTCTTCGTAAGTGTGCTCAATTCATCATAAAAAAGCACAGCATTTCGGCAGTTCAAACGATTCATTTCTAGGCCCAAACCTTCGGGAGAGCCGGCTTGAAAAACTAAGGACTTTCCTTCCGCGTTTGACATCTGCCTAGTAGCGTGTCCTGAAATACCAGCGAATTGAAAATAGGTAATCGCATCTTCAACCGAACTAGACTTGATAATTCTCCCTTTTTGGCCTATAAGAACTATAAAAAGACTGGGAATCATATCTGTATTATGTTCAAACTTGACTTTCATTGCGAGGTAGTTGAGCATCATCGCTATCGCCGGCATAAACATGTACTCTTCATATCTGCAGTTTACATCGCAGACAGGCTTGACCAAACCTTCATAAATTGAAGTCCCCGACATGATCCATTTGGGGAACACCGGATAAGGAATCTGCTGAACTGCTAGTAATTCTTCAGGCTCGTCTAGAACTGCTGCTGCGGTGTTACCAGGAGTCCAAAGCCGTTTTGTTCCCGCCGGTACGCCATTAACTAGTACCGGAATCGTCTCTCCTACAGGATATCGAGCAATACTTGCTGCTATTACTCGGACTTCTTCCTCTGGCAATTCAGGCTGGCAGCGCTCCCGGTTGATATGAAGGAGACCGGCTTCAATCTGTTCGTGTGGCAAACCTTTGCTGCGCCAGGAGCCTGCTATGCTTGCTAGAGTGTTGTTACGACCGCCTTCGATGATTGGACCTTCTGCATGACCATTAGCAGGGATTGGCTTCAGGACCTTCTGAGAAGCCAGCCAGTCTATAAGCCATTGCGGGGCTTCTATTATTTCAGCATCAGATAAAAGTTCATAAGGTAGTCCAGTTCGAGGATGAAGAGATTTTGGACTGACGACATATTCCCGATCGATACGAGCCGACCAGTCGCTGTGTTTGACGAAGGGCTGAGCGATGTTTCCTAAAGCTATACTTGCTTCATTCTGCTTAAAGTAATAATGCCCACGACCTGCAGAACTGCGAACTGCAAACGTACGCGGAATTGATTTACCTGTTTCTTTTCTAATCCTAGTTTGAACATCTGAATGGTCAATCTCAAAAAACCAATAAGAACCCACGCGAGCTTGAGCAACACAGGCTGCGTTAGCATCCGGCTGATCTTTAGCCCAAGCTTCTATTTGCTGTAAATCTGTACTAGCCAGATTCTGCCAGTCGGAAATGCTTGCAATTTTGGTGCGAGGGCGAAGAGGGATCACTGGGATCCCTCGCTCGACTAGCGGAGCTACGATTTCTCGAAAACCCATAAGCTCCTTAACAGCTCAAAATTTGGTCCGGATTTTTGTCATTCTCATTCAGGCTAGCCGGATGCATAGGTTGCGACATGCAGAGGATTATGTGAATACCCCGCAGGGTTCCCTCACATCTAACTCTGCTGTGCTCGTCTTTCGAGCGAGCCGCTCTTCCTACTCCCCTGAAATCAGCGGAGAGCTACTCCGCAACTTCATCTAGAAAGGAATGTCTTCGTCCGAAATCTCAACCGGAGGAATTTGTGCACGAACAGGCTGAGTCGCTGCCGAAGAAAAGGTCTGCTTATCTACTATGTCTTTATTTCGAACGAAGTTTGCAGGAGCTTTAGGAGCAACCGCGCCTTCGGGGAAAGGGAGAATTCCAGTCACGTTAACGTATTCCCCGTTCTGTTCGACGCAAAGTTGGTTTGATCTTCCCATAAGAAGCTCAGAGTCAAAAGTCTTACCAGAAAAATCAGTACCCAAAACTTTACTGGCGAGAAGTGTCAAACGAGATTTCTTCTTGCTGGAAGCACTGCTAATAACCGCTGGAGCGGTTTGCATAATTTTAAACGGGTAGCCTTTTGAATCATTCTTATCAAGCACCCAAAAGATTCTAAGGGCTGCGTACGGCCCGTTCTGGCCTTGAATAAGGCCGAGATCGACCACGTCAATAACGGTTCCGAGATAAATACCCGGCTTAGGCTGTTCGTAAGTTTTTGGCGCAATGATAGGCATGTGTTTCTCCTTTAGATTTTTAAGTTTTAGCTATTCAGAATGTCGTGAACCATCTTCTCAAGATCTGGCACGACGATTTCCAGACCTTGATTATCCAACAAATCTGTAAATTCAACATCTGCTAAAAACTCTTTTAACTGATCTCGGTAACCCTCGACTCGGTTTATAAGATTCAGTTTATACTCAATAGGGTATTTCTCAAAAGTAACCCATTCGTCTTTTTCAGTCATACCAAAAGCTCCTCTATTATGGAAAATAGTTACTCAATGTCGGTCATCGGATTTGCGCAATTCTAAGAACATCTTTTGCACTTCTAATCCAATCTGCCTCAGTTTCTCCACTGTATAGCGGACCGTAATTAAATTTTAACCAAGCGGCTATATTAAAAATTGGACCCTTAAACTGTCGGCGAGCAGTACGAACTGTAAGAGCATAAACAGACCCCTTCCCGTTCCAATTTTGACATACTTCATCTAAAACTGCCGCCGCTTCAGTTACCGTCTTTTTCTTTTTAGGTTTAATCATACCAAAGCTCCTCTACTGGAGTATCCTTCTCTATTGAAATATCAAACGGGGCCGACTTCACAAGTTCATCAACATCCATTTCCTTTACAACTTTCCACCAGATCTTTCGTTCTGGCTTCCACCGAAACTTAAGCTTCTTAGCTTGATCGTTATTAGCTCGGTCTTGATGCGCCTGCAGGACAACCAACGGACTCTTGGCTCGCTCAACTACCTTATCGATATCGTGCCCCATTAACAGTTTAACAACTGTTAAACAATCTGTCAAGGCGGAGTGCGGGAATAGGTTTAGGAAACCGGCGTCGGCTGCCATATACCCGAGATGCTTACCTTCTACACCAGGAAGATCGGTTAGTGTATCAAGCCAGAGCTTATCCGGGATCGACGCGGACTCTCGCTTGCCCCACGACTCAAGCATTCTCTTATCAAACTGAATTACGTTTTGACCGGCTACGGCATCCGCTACTTGAATCAACTCAATGACAGTTTGCAAAGCATCTTTAGAATCAAAGCCAAACTTCTCAACAGCCGAAGGATGAATACCGGTGATTTTCGTAATTTCTTCCGAGATTGGTTTATCTGATTTTACAAGATAACCAGACGACTCTAGAATCTTACGTTGGCCGGTGCTATAAAGAGCCATGCCAACTTCAATAACATGATCTTCTGCTACATTCAATCCAGTACTTTCGAAGTCAATTGAAAGAACGAGCATTGAACGGCCCCTCCAAATCTGGAACTGGCGAATCCATGATTTTTGTCTCCGTAGAAATATAGCTTATCATGTGCATAGGAACGAATATTCGATTATCCAAGTTCTTCTCAGAGCCGCTCTTCTCCAAAAACAGTACACGATTAGGATCTTTAAAAACGATCATACCGCTCTGCCGAATGAAAGTAGCGCACTGATCGTTTGTTATTTTGAAAAGATCCTCAACATTCTCAACTCTAGTTATAAAGTCGTGGCGTACTTCTGTTGGAAAATCAATAGGTCTGATTTCCTCAATGATATGCCCGACAAAACTAAGAATGTAATCTGGCACAAAGATTCCTATCTTTCAATAGTTACTTGCGCCGGCTGCCCTGCTTTGATTTGATCGGTAAACTGCTTCGCTTTCGCCGCCGCTTTGGCGGCTAGGTTGACAGCTTCCGTGCTACCCATAGTGATGACTTTCTTTTCTTCAGGACGATTCCAGACACCGGTTCCTCCGTGCTCAATTGCATGCAGCGTGCTGCAATAAGAGAACTGCCGACCATCAGGAGTTTGAACTAGAATCATATGATTGATCCAAGGATGATCCTGAGATGCTTGAGGCCCTTCATTCTTTTCAAATGTAAGAGTTTTTTCGCAACCATCACAATTAATTGATTGGTATGTAGTAACAACTGCCGTCATAAATCCTCCTTAAGTTGATAATATCGATCTAAAAACTCAAATTCCACTTCTCTTGGAGACATTTCTTTAATAACTATAGGGGCTTTCTTGGGTTGGCCCCACCAAAGGCGGTCCCAATTGCACTTCTTCATTAGCAGAGCTTTTTCTGCATATAACATCTGCCGATCAATTTTTCTAATACTGTTCGGCTCAACAGACGATAAGCCAAAGCGCTTGATAATCACTTCCATAGTTCTTAACTCCAGCGAAAGATAAGCCTTGCCAGCAGGAGTAAGGTGTTTCAGCGGAGAGCTAACGTCGCCGAGGAAAGCCTCGCTAGCATCGTGCAAAAGAAACCACAGGCCGTCTTTAGGGGGCACCAAAAAGCTTCCAAGATATGAATGCTGCCCTACACTATAGAAAAATTTAGTGTGACCTGTAAAACGACACAACAAACTTAACGCGTGTGCGATATCCTCAATCCGAACCATTTCTGGTTTCGGATTCAATATATCAAATTTGATATTAGAAAAAGTCTGTATCCAAGCTCGGCTCATTTAAATTACAACCTCCGAATATATTCGGCTATAGTAATTGTCATACTCTCAGTAAGGTCTGAGCTTTTTGAGCGTATAAAAAAATCCCAGTTATAGCCATCCAATTCAGTCTCCGAAGAATGATTTGCAGGCCGATCTGAAGAAATATACACTGTACCATCTTTGTTCAAGCATGTAACATTAATTGTATATCCGCCTAGTTCCTTAACCGCAGCGGCCTCATTTAAAAATCGAAGGTCCCCTGTTACTACAATACCTTTAAACCCCACAACTTGCTCTCGCCACCTTTCAACCCAATAATTAGGAGATTGCTTACGACGATATTCCGTACCCCACCACTGTAATAATTTCGGATGCTTGCCATACGGAAGCAATGGATCAGCCATATCCGGATTCGGATCTGCAACAACCCAATCTGGTATACATACGCCGAGCGGATTTAAAAGACTCACGCCAAAGTAACCTCGGTTAAAAAACTCTTTGGCGCTGCCGTGCTCTGAGATAGCCGTAGTTACTTCTTTACGCAAAGCATCAGCAAAATTAACACTCTTAATTTGAAACTTTGATTGAGTAGCATAATAGCTTAAAACAGCGTTGCAAGCAGTATTCTTTCCTTGCCGTGCTTTGTTTCCAAAAGCTAAGATCATTAAAGTCTCCGTCCTCGGGCATGCACATTACCATCAATCCGACCGTCTGGATTCAAGATCGCAACAGTAAGGCCACGAAGTCCCGGAGCCATCCTCTTATGCGCCGCGTAACCACCAAAATATTTAACATAGCTCGGGGAGATAACGATCAAAACATCGCGCTGGAACGCTCGACCAGTCTTCTGATCAATATCCGCTACGAATGCTGTGTCCACCATTGGCTGATGCAAATGCCCCGTCCAGAGCATATCCGGCTTTGCCCAACCCAAATCCTTACGAGCTGAATTGCGTTGCGCTCCGGGCGTCTGTGCGCCGCCAGAGCCATGATGAGCGAGAATGCGGAAATTGTTACCCCTCCACCGAATAGTACAAAAGCAATAGTCTCCAAAATAAGGAACGCGCAGATTTTCCGCTAGCCGCTTGGCTCCTGACATACCAGACTGCTTAAAAGTACGATCCTCGTGATTACCTGGAATTGAAAAAAGCATCTTATGTTGAACTTTTCCGAATTGTCTGGTTACCTCAAGAAGTTGTTCTTCTGGAGACAACGGATCATGTCCCATGTTTCCTTCGTGAGGAGTCTTGTTCTCAAATGCATCTCCGCCATTCCAAGTAAATACGTTTGGAGTATTCGCAATCCATTCTAAGTGTCGTTCAAAAAGAGCGCCGTCGTGCTCACGGCTGCCTACATGAACATCATACAGCGGAGCTAACTGAATCGTTTCAAACTTATCATCCAAGGTAACAAACAACTCAGGAAACTCGGACTTTGGACGATACTTCTCAAATGCTTTTTCTTGGAAGCCGTCTTGAATTGCCTCTAGTTCTTCGTAATATTCGTCTGGTGACTCAACCGGTTTCTTAACCACTAACTTCCTCCGAGTTTAAATCCAGTCAGGCGTTCAAATAGCGCAATCCCACGAAGACGACCGTATCCGAAAAGTCTTAGTTTCATGGTTGCATTATAACGCTTTTTATTCCTAGTTGTTCTCGTCTTGCAGGTTCCACAAACTCTTGTTCGATTAGCTACAAAAATTGATTTATTGCAGCGCCGGTTTGGATGTTTGGAGCAAGGAACAAACTCCGACTCCCAACGCTTTCTCCTTCGTTCTTTCAACGACTCTATCGTCCCACCCCCAGTAAAATTCCTTCGCGAACTACGAACCCTGCAATAAATCCAATGCCAAACCACTTTAGTTTCCCCTTACGGGCAGACGACTTTAGCGCCGCGATTTCAGTTTTGCTAGCCTTGTCTTGGGCAGTAATTTGACTTTTCAAGCCAGTAATCTCGCCGTCATCCGTATTCAACTCCGTATGCAAATCCGTTATGATCGTTGTATCGTTCACAAGCTCTTGTGTCAAGCCTGCGTTATCGGCTTTAAGCCCAGGAATCGAATCTAAATCTTGAATGACGGCTTGAGTCAATGGTAACCCAATAATCAAACTACCATTAGTATTTACAACTGCAGGAGGCTGCTTCGGCTCCAATTGGTTGAGACGCTGACTAGCCTGAATCACGGTCAAATTAGCATCCTGCTGCTGTTGCTTATCAGTCTGAGTAGCGCGAGTAACCTGAGCGGTTTGCAGGATTTTATTTGAGGCTCCCAGCGCTACTATTTGCTGTTCTATTTGAGCAAACAAAGTAGCCGCGCTAGTCTGATAATCGACGTTGCTCTTTACGACCGCTTCAAGAGCGATCTGAGAAGCGTTGGCTTTAGCAGCATCGTGGTTTGCAATAAGAGAATCAAAAGCATAAATACACCCGAAAATAAGAGCGGCAATCAAAGCAAGACGAATAATCCAAATCTCTAGACTAGTCTTTGATATAATAACAGGTATAACGGGCGGTGTAGTGCCCATTTACAAACCTCCAAAAGTAAACAGTATGGTGGCACGATTTTATTCTAGCAAGCGATATACCGCCCGCTTATATTCTATTTCTGGGATGTATCTAAATTGACGATCAACATACTCCAACCAAACAACAAGACCTTCCTCGTTCTCGCCGGTTGCTACAGGATACCAAGCAAACCAACGGTGCCACTCAGTAAAATCTTTGTGGTTTATAGGTTTCCAACGCATTTCTTCCTACTTCTTGCTGTCCGACGAATCTCCGCCTTGTGGCGTTTCGTTCCGCAGCGCCCTTTCCAGCCTATAACCTCATGACCAAGGGCCATCGTTACAGGGAGCGTAGATGGATACAGCAGATAGGCTGACACCTTGCGTAGCATGCTTATTTGCCAGCCTGCGCGTTTCAAGCCATTCTCAATTTTTCCGAGCATTCTATTACAAAGAGAACAGCAGAGAGATCTCACCAAACCGGAAGTATGAGAGTGCTCTACAGCGAGCCGTCGAGGAACACCTTTTACTGGCGGTTGTGGCTTTCCACAAAACCAGCAGACGTGGCTTTGATAATCGTCAACGATATCATACTCTGCAATAGTTAGATTGTAGTTATCTTTGTATCGCTTTGCACGGGCTTTATCTTCGTTTTTCATTTATGAATCATCCGAACAGCAGAATCACACGCAGGACAACGATTTGAACTTTCTTCATCTGTGCAGGGATTAAACTCAGCTTTAGTAGCCAATTGTCGTATAAGTTTTGTCCATCCTTTTCCGCGAATATGCGGACCGACCTTGCCGCGCCAAATGCGTTTAGTGTTGACGAAGACTTCGGCTTCGTACATAGCCGTCTCTTCACCGCCTCCTATATTCACGACCTTAACTAACAGCATCGATTACTCTTCCTTAGAGCCTTTCGGCTTCTCATCTCCAACTATTGTTTTCTTAAACATTTGCTTAGTCGCATGATGAAAGACCACCACACCTTCCGGATCCATAAAACCAGGAGAAGCAAAGCTCCCCTTAATTTTCAACGATTCAATGGCTTCGTCAACTGCCGTTGAAGTAAAAAGCCCCTGATAAATTACCGGAACTACATCACAGCACTTCGGTCTTAATCCTCGCTCATCGCTCCACCGATCAGATTGAAACAAACTAAAATGCTTTTCGGTTGCACCATATCGTCGTTGAATACCAAGGCCCCACCATTCGCCAAAGTGCAAACCAGGACCGAGACCAGCAATCAGTTCTTCTTTATGCTCATAAGCCCAAGCAGCAAAATTGTAATTATCGGTGTTCTTTCCAGGAGTAATCCAGCGGGTTCTAGAGCCAACAAGGAATTCCTGTTCTTGCTCAGGAGTATGAACTTCAAGTAAAGACTCACCAATGTAGATGCAAGCATTCGTCCCGTCAATTTTCTCGGTTATTGTACAACTGCGAGATAGCCGACCAATCTTAGGAAACGGTACAAACTCTTTCATTCAATCCTCCTTTGAATTTAGCTCCTGCTCCGCTTTCCTAATGCAAGGCTCACAGGTATAGCAACTGCCAAACCGTCCTTCCACTTTTGCCCGCTCAAGAATCATGTGTGTCCGAGAAGGCATAGTCATCGTCCCTTTGTGCAGGACACTGACGCACTTTTGCTTATAGCGAGTGGTTACCCACGCCGTCGAGCGACATTCAATTTGCTCATCACCGCCGCCGTAGAGGTAGCCCAAGGCATCTCTTTCTGATCCAGTTAGAGGTTCGCTCATTCATTTACCTATTTTAGTGCGCTGCCCCGCGATCCATCGTTGTTCGACACTCAGTTCTATCTTCGTTGAATCTGGAAAATTCACCCATGAATTCCCAAACGTCGGGCCGGAAACATCAACGATAAATCGTCCGCAAGCCATACATTCGCCCATGTAGGCACTGCCAATAAACGAACGCACTTCAATTTGCGTGCCACAACAAACAGGTTTATCGGCCCACTCCCAGCCAGCTGCCGCAACGGCTTCTTGCACCGTTTTTAGTGGCTGCCTGTACTCTCCCGCAACAACCTTGTCAGCGTATTCTTGCAATGTTATTTTGGCGATAGTCTCTATCATTCAATACCTTTTTTGAATTTTTAGAAGGCGCAAGCACAATCCTTATACAAATACTTGTATAATATCCTTTTCAGGAACTTGCGCCCTCAAAGCTCTAGCCTCCTGCGGCGTCAGAGAGCAAACTCGGTTTCTTTCTCTTCCGGTTCCTCCGGCTTTGGATAAAGTGTAGAAACAACCGCCTCCATTTCTTTATTCAGTCTATCCACGATGCTGTTTACCTGTGGCGTTGAAGGATTATACTTTGCGAGAGCCGCGACCAATTGCAACGCCTTGATTGCCTTCGGAACACGTTTATTGGCTAAACGGACTAGCCGCTCTTGCTTTGAAAGGTTAACCTTTTCTGCTACTGCCGCGCTTGCTGTTCTTGGCATTCTTCCTCCTTTAGATTTAAGACTACTCATCTATTTAAAAGTATAGACCTTGATACAACTAGTGTCAAGCTAAATCTTCGGAAACTGTTACGGCAGGAAGCAATGCAACCAATTTATTTCGCTGTTTAATCAATTCCAAGGCTTTCAAATGCCATTTCTCCCATTCTGGATAATCTCCAGGACCGCAGCACCTTCCTCGTTCCACCAGAGCTTCTGTGATGTCAAAGTTTAGATCATCAAGTTGTTTTTCTAAACTTTTCTCTTTCATTCGACCTCCGAAATGCACGATCAAATTTTGGTTTTTAGATTTTCAAAATCGGTTTTATGTTGGGTCGTAGCCGCCGAGTATTTCGGCATCTCGCATAATTATCGGGTATTTAAAACCGGAACACTGACATACATCTACAGCATCGCCATACTCGGCATGATAACAATAATATGGCATAGAGGTGCCGTGTTCTAGCATATCGTGTCCGCATTCGCTACACCTAGGTCTTGGCATCATTTCTCCTTTTTTTTTTTTTAGTTTTATTTTCCGAATTTTGCATTTGATTTCGCAATACAATTCTGCACCGTTGCAACAGAAACAACCTTCGCTTGCAACGCAAGCGTCGAATTGGTTTGTGGAGAATTGAATAGAACTAACCTTGTTGGTCCCAATTCTTGAATGCCAACGAAGATACCGCCGGCCTGACGAACAATTTGCTTCATTTTGTCAAGTTGAATCTCGAGCATACCACCTCCTTATTTTTGAAAATGCACGATCGAATTTTGCTTTTGAAAATGCACGACGCGATTTTGGTTTTCAAATTTTGCTAATCGGTTTCCAATGCCGATACGCTCGCAGTCGGCGAGTGATTAGCTGCGCATGCCTATAGGCGTAGTACAAGCTTAGTAGATATTCAAGCATAACTATTCTCCGTTTGTGTTATTTTCCGAATTTTACAATGTGTGCGATATGTCCGCCGTATTCCTTGATTTGTTCTTTCGTGTAACCGTTAGCTTTGCCGATAGCGCGATAATGTTTCAACCAATGCTTAAAATCATGTGAGTGACACCCGATAGTAATTTGACCGTGCGCTGAATTAGTCAACACATGTTTAGTACCGTGGATTTGTAACGGCGTTTGTTCCCACGCATTGCCGTACACCTGCGCATTGCCGTACACCTGCGCATCGCCG